GCGGTAGCCGCCAATGGTTCCGCGCCGCCTGCTGCACCCCTGCCGTTGGACTGCCCGCCGGGTGGAGTGTGCCAGCCGGTGCGTCCTGACCGCTGATCGGTGCTAGATCGCAAGCCTCCGGGCTGTCCCCTGCACAAGATGCAAGCCGGATGCACTGACCCGCCGCCGCTGGCATGAGCTGCGATGTGCTGCACCGTCTAGCATGGATCCATAACAGGGCGCACCCTTATATACCTTATTATAATAGGCGGCTGCCCTGCCCTGTACAGCGTCCGGTGTGGCGGCGGTATCTGGTATCGGTGGATGTGCTGCGCTTGATGGTATGCCCTCTAGTGTGGTGCAAGCGGTGCATAGGCGGCTTGTGTGACTGCTGTATTGTGTGCGTTGGAATAGGTCAAATCAACGGAAACGCCGCTGTAAAGGCTTGTATGTGGCTGTATTGCAGTTTGGCAAAATAAAAGCCCTGCACCGTGTCGATGCAAGGCAAAAGAAAAGCCCCGCCAGCGTGGGCGGGGTCAAATCTGAAATTGTTTTAACGTTGATTGCGCCAAATGTTATAATCTGCTGCTGCCATGATGGTATAGCCGCCGCATACCTTGACAACAACGTCTGCACCGGTTGCGGCCTTGCGCGCGTAGTAACGGGAGCTGTATAGTCCAGTCGTTGCATTATATCCCTTGTTAGCCATAATATAAGCCCTCCATTATTTGGACGCCTTAAACAGCGCCGAAAAGAACCAGAAGAAGAACAGAACGCAGGAAAATATCACTTGTCGCACCCCCTTTATACCACGCTGAAGCGCTTGTAGGTGGTCTTGCTGCTGCACTCTGCGTATACGTCTGGGTGCAGTGTCCTCAAAAGCTTGCTATCCAGTCGGACGCTCTGAACGTCCTTGTAAATGGCTTTTGCGGTGCCTTGCGCCATTTCTGGCGCGCCTTGCATCATGGCGATAATATCTGATTTAATGCTCTCGTTCATCGCTTCAAGCTCTTCAAGGAGCCGCTTGTTTTCGCGGTATGCGTTCACTTTTTCTTCAAACGTCGTCATTTTTTTGCCCTCCTTATTAGCTGTTGAGAAATGCAATCATAACGAGTGCGCCGCTAATCATGCCGCCCACATACCAGAGGGCAGCCAATTGGCTTGCATCAAGTCCAAACATATTATTGCACCCCCTTGCAATACAGACCGTTGGTGCGGCAGATGGTGCGGATACGGTTGCAAGCCTGATACAGTGCGCGGGCTTGCACATCAAGCCACGTTTCGCGGCTGTTAGGCTCATACACACCGCCGTGCTTGCGCTTGAGTTCGGACGGGGTGCAGACGCGGGCGGCAATATCCGCGTCATAGCAGAGGGAGCAGCCGCCGTTGCTGTACTGCTCCCAGCAGCTTGCACCGTTGAGCGCCCACCGCTCAAGCTCTGCACCGTCAAGGGGTAAGCGCTCCATGTTATCCGCGCCCTCCTGCACATCGTCCAACAGGTCAAGGGCGTACAGCGTGACGGCCTTATTCCATGCGCTGCGATCGTGGCGGGTGTTGAGTTCGGCGCGGATGGTATCAGCAAGTGCGGTATAATCGATGGTCTTTTTCATGGTTTTTTGTCCTCCTGTTTTGGTGGTGGTGTAACACGTTCTTGTGTTGTCTATATAGTAACACATTCTTGTGTTTGTGTCAATGGTTTTGCACACATTCTTGTGTTGAAAATCGTTCATGTTTGAGTGTGTCCAAATCTGCACAGTTTCGGACACGCCACACGCCCTTCAGAGTCCCACACCGGTACGATCTACCAGACGCGGGCGGTCTGGTATCGTATGCAGACCGGTGCGGCGTGTTAGTGCGCCGTGTCTTGCATGGTCTGCCCTGGTTTTGGCGCTCCCTGCGCTACTGCCTGTGATGTGCAGTTTGTCCGGGTGCGCTGGGGCTGGCAGGGGTCACCGGCAGGGTATACAGGGAGAGCCGGGGGTGAGGGTGGTGAGCCGTCCAACCACCGAAAAAATAAAAAAGGCTCAAAAAAATCACCCCACCCCCATTACCAATCTCAAAAATTCCGCCGCAAAAACAAAAAGACCCCTACAAAGGGTCTGCGTTCTGTGCTATACTTGCCTTACAATCCTTGAAAGGGAGGAATCTACAAAAATGTACGCCTTATTTGGAATGATTGCTCTGGTTGCAACGCCTGTGTTTGGAGCGCTGTGTCTTTACAACAAAGCAACGCATAAGAAAGACAATCGGATGTTAATTGCTTTCTTTGCATCATTTGCAGTTCTTGTTATATGTTTGGCTGTAACACCAGAGCCATCACATAATGAATCGGCAAGCTCCGGCGTTACATCTTCCTCCGCCAAGTCTACGGCAACGGAACTGGATGGTAGCTCTATTGAGGAAGTTTCCGAAAGCTCAGCAAGTAGCACTCCGGCATCTCAAAAAGCGGCATCCGAATCTGAACAGCCTATAAGCTCTGAACCTGCAAGCAGTGAGCGGGTGGCATCCAGTGCTTCTTCGCATAACCCGGATGATGATATTCCAACGCTTGATTTGGATGACTATGCAAAACAGGCGGCGGACAACGCTGTAAAGGCAAAAGACAAATACGCTGGCAAGCAATATAAGGTGACATATCAAGTCAACAGTGTATCAGACGCAATGATTAAGTTAGATAATCCGTACACTGTTATGTTCAGCGTGAATTTCATTACTTCTCACAGCATTGGTTATACCGTTTATATGGCTGGATTCCCGGAAAACGAAAAAGATAAAATTTCTAATCTTTCTCCCGGGCAGACCATTACATTTGTTGGAGACTTTGATGGCAACAAATTCACTGATTGCCGATTTATAGTTCCGTAAATAAAAAGCCAGCGGCTAGATATTCTCTAACCACTGGCTTTTCTTATAGGCTGTTTACTTTACAATTTCAGAGTGATAGGGATGGTACTCAACATTGGGCAAGGGCATCCAATACTTCACATCGTGCATGATGCACTTGCTGTCCCGGAGCAGAACAGGCTCGATCTCGCCGTTTTCGTTCGCTTCAAAGGAAAGCTGACCGCTATCGACAATCTTTCCGTCACAAGCGATAACAGGCTCGTGGACGCACTCGCCGTAGTCAACGGTGCGCCAGAGTTTCAGCATGGTCTCGAAAGCGTAGTTGAGGTATTCCCCCATATCCTGAATCTTATCTGCGGTAAGCATAGTTATTCTCCTTTCACATGGGCATCTGGGTCTGGCCGTTTGTGACCTGAACCAACATAACAGAGTTCGCACACGGTCTCCACTTCTTGATGTATTCGACAGCTTCATCGAACCGCTTCTTTGGCACGTTGTTTCGACTGTTCACGTTGAACCAGTCCTGAATGTCCCGGTTGCATTCCATGAACAGCTTCTGGGATACGCTACGGCTCTTGTAGGCCGGGCTGTCCATGCCGCCAAGAGCGTTGATGACCACCGTGTTCACGACACGCTTCAACACACGCTGCTGGTTGTAATCGATGGTCATAGTGTTCTCAAGAGCGGAGATGCGCTGCTCCTGCTTCATGGTGCGCTGGTCGATCACAAGGATTGCTTGCAGTTCCTTAGAAAGCCCTGCGAACTGGTTGACGGATACGTTTTTCTCAAGGTCGATCAGCTTCTGACGAATCTCCATGCCCTGCGGTGTCCGCTGAATCATCGCAATGTGCTTTGCCATATCAAGGCTGAGAGCGTGTTCGATTGAGCGGCCACCGTTTTCTAAAATTTTAGAAAACGACGCATAATCTACGTTTTCTTTAAATCCATAGGCAGCCATGTTCTTAAACCAGTCTGCATATTTAGATTTGATTTTGAGCCGCTCGTGCAGTTCCCGCCCCAGCACAACCTTTTCGCCGGTGTCGGTGTCGTACACAGGGATAACATCTTCGGAGAAGATTCGGATGGTTTCAAGATTATTATTCATAGAAATTTGACCTTTCTATCTTGCGAGAGCAGGCCATCTCTGGTATAATAACCCAAAGAGGGTCTATACTCTCTGAGTGTTTCATAAGACGTTCGCTGTGGTCGGCAAACTTTAGCGAGCGTCTTATTCTTTTTCATCATCTGGCATGGGGTACTTCTCAAGGTAGGCATCGCGGACGGCCTGTGACAGCGATACGCGGCACTTCTTGCAGTGCTCCACCAGCAGTTCATACTGACGATCAGTGAAGCCAACGGCTACCTGATGGCGGTATGCTTCGATGTAGGGACTTCTTGCCATATTTTCATCTCCTTTCTTTGAGGTGCATTAAGTGTAATCGCAAAATGTAGTAAAGTCAAGCGGAAATAGACCAACGAAACACAACATTTAGTGTTCGTTCATCTTGACAAACTACTTTCTACGTTTTGCACAAAACTCAGCCATTATTTTTGGTCGCTCCCGCTTCGTACCCTGCCCGGTAGTTCAGTTCGGACAGCTTACCCAGTGCTTCTGCGTACTCCCTGTCCTCGCTGGTCGGCTCTTTGCCGTGGGCGAGGGTTTTTAGAAATTCTTCGGTTGTTGTGGGAAAGTTCATGTTTTTTTGCTCCTTTCTATTGCAGAAGCTGTCTGCTTCTGCTATAATAATTAACAGAAACTGAGACTGCGCCCTTGGTTGCGCAGCTTCTGTTTTGTGGTGGAATAGGTCGTCAGTGCTACTTTGGTCGGTCGTGCTGACGGCCTATTTTTTATGCCACAAAGGATAAATCTACCGTTGTTGGCTGATTCATCGTGTGCTCTGCTGTCTTAGATTATAGACGTTTGGTATATAGTTGTCAACAGCCCAATTTGTATAATTCAGTCACACATCTGTGACATTTTACGCATTCTAACGTAAATTTACGTTATTTGATAGTACTTCCGTAAACGGATTAGTTTACCCTAGTGATAGTAACTCAAAAGATATTTTTCGATAATTCGTAAGGCTATTATTCAAGTATACAGTTTGTAAAGCAACGAAAAAGTTTACAGCCGTTTTATCACCCTATTGATAGTAAAAAATTTGCAAAAAACACAAGAAGGTGTTGACAGTGACACGAGAATGTGTTATCATTGGGTCGAAAGAGAGGTTCGATAAAAATGGCAGAGAAGAAAAAAGGCGGTGCAACCAAAAATAAAGTCAATTCCGGGGACATTCTTCGTTCCGTTATGAAAATCAGAGGATATACTTCTGCATCTCTTGCAAGGCAAATGGGATATGAAGTTTCTTCTTATGTGACAAACCGCGTTAATGCGGATGATTTAAAGTTGTCCACAATGGCAATGCTCTTGGAAGAAATGAAATACCAAATCGTGATTCAGCCTATTGGTGCTGATGTTGCATCGGATGAATTTGTTCTTAAAGTTCTTGAAAGAGACGGTGAACCTGAATGATTTATGGTTACGCTCGTGTCAGTTCCGCTGGGCAGGCGATTGACGGCAACAGCCTTGAAGCCCAGTCTGAACTTTTGAAAGCCAACGGCGCACAGAAAATCTTTTCAGATGTTTACACCGGAACGAAGCTGCATCGACCTGAACTTGACAAGCTGATGGCTGAAATTCAGCCGGGAGACACGCTGATCGTGGCGAAGCTTGACCGTATTGCTCGTTCTGCCAAGAATGGTCTTGAACTGATAGACCAATTTATTGATAGGGGCGTATCGGTGAACATCTTGAACATGGGTGTTATGAATAACTCCCCTACTGGAAAAGTCATTCGGACTGTTATGCTTGCCTTTGCAGAGTTTGAGCGTGACATGATTGTTGAGCGCACTAGAGAGGGCAAAAAGATTGCCAGCCAGCGTCCCGATTACAGGGAAGGCCGCAAGCCAACCGAGTACGACCGAAACCTCTTTGATGTTCTGCATGAACAGGTAGAAAAGCGTCTTCTGACCGTCACCGACGCTGCCAAGCAGCTTGGCGTGACCCGCCAGACATGGTATCGGATTGCTGAACAGAGAAAGGCTGGATAATATGCAGGGAGAAGAACTGATTGTTAAGAATGGTAGCATTACACTACGGTCTATGCTTGATTTTGGTGGTTTCCTCGAAATCAAGCGGTTCTTGGAAGCCTGTCATTCGGAAAACTGCACCGTGACCTTTGCAAACGAGGGAATTGTCATTTTCCCGAATGAATACGATGCTGCTAAAGATGCTCTCGTCTTTATTTACGGCACATTGGCAGAAAGACACAGTATTATCGAAAAGTATCTCCGCTATAAGCTTATGCTAGGAGATGAACAACCAAAACCTACTTTACATAGTCAGAGAAAGGAATAAAGCATGAAAACCGTAAAATTGTCAGAACAGAGTTTGAAACTTATTGAAACGCTGTGCGATTACGCCAACAAGTCTGATATTCTTAACGCTGTCGCAGACGCCTTGTACTATGACGCAGATGAATTGAAGCGCAGGCTCAACCAACTTGCGGAAGAGGTCAAATAAATCGCACTTTCAATCTGTTAAAACGAATTTTAGCAAATAATTTTCCGAAAACAGCATTATAAAACCGAATATTTGATTTTTGTGCAGTTGTAGGCACTCTTTACATTTTCAGGTAGGGGGTGCCTATTTTTTATGCAGCCAAAACAGTGTATTGCCATCATCGACAGCATCAAAGCGTATGCAAAGCAGAATCCGACAGAAGCACAGGTCTATGAGGACTGGTTTCAGGCGGTGGTGAACCTGAGAGACGCTCTGCCGCAAGATAAGCGGTTCGATGCCTACAAATACTCTGGGGAGCTGCGCTCTGTCTGTGCAGCCATAATGGGCAAGATGAAAACAGGCGAAGACGTGGCGAAAGTCTATGACATTATCAGCCGGACGTACCTGTTTGAAGCGAAGGATGTGTTCGACAGTTATTGCATCTACCTTGAATGGAACCGTGCGCCGGAGAAAAAGTTCTATCAGCCCAGACGCAGAGTGCTGAAAGTGCTGGCAGATGACCTAGAGGACTTGTTCTATAAGCGGATAGATTTCTTGGGGGTCAGTCTTCCGGCTCGCGTAGGTAAGAGTACGCTGTGCATTTTCTTCATCACATGGCTTATGGGAAACCGCCCTGACGTTGCATCGGTCATGAGCGGACATTCTGACAAGCTGACCAACGGCTTCTATGGTGAAGTTCTGTCTATTATCACTGACCCCGTTACCTATAACTGGGGCAAAATCTTCCCTGACGTTCAGCTTGTAGATAAGAGCGCAAAGGACGAAAGCGTTGACCTGAACCGCAAAAAGCGTTTCCCTACCCTTACTTGCCGATCCATTGGCGGTACGCTGACTGGTGCTGTTGAAATCGGAGAGGGCGGCGTTCTGTACAGCGATGACTTGATTGAGGACTTGGAGGAAAGCCTTAACGTTGAGCGTCTAAACAACAAGTACGATGCCTACTTAAACCAGTTGAAAGACCGTAAAAAGCAGGGCGCATTGGAACTGATGGTCGGTACACGCTGGAACGTGTTTGACCCTCTTGGACGCATCCAGAACCAGTATGCAGACAATCCGAAGTACAGATTCCGGGTGATTCCTGCGGTGGACGAGAACGGACACAGCAACTTCAACTATGACTACGGTGTTGGATTTGACGATGCCTATTATGCCGATATGAAAGCCAGCATTGACGATGCAACATGGTGGGCAAAGTACATGGGCAAGCCATATGTGCGTGAAGGTCTGCTGTTCCCTGCTGACGAACTGCGGTATTTCAACGGCGTTCTACCTGATGGTGAGCCCGATCGCAAGCTTATGGTCATGGATATTGCATGGGGCGGCGGGGACTTTACCGCCTGTCCTATCGCCTATGTGTATGGTGATGCCGTGTTCATTCCTGACCTTGTGTTCAATAATGGCGATAAGACCGTGACTAGACCGGAAGTCGTGGGCAAAATCATCCAGCATAAAATCAATGTGGTGCGCGGCGAAGCCAACAATGGCGGCGATGAATACTGTGACGTAGTGGACAGTCAACTCCGGCAGCGGGGCTATCACTGCTCTGTCCGCAGCCAGCGTGCGCCCAGTGGTCAAAGCAAGCTGTCCAGAATCATCCAGTATGCGCCGGACATCAAACGGTTCTACTTCCTTGACGAGAAGCACCAGTCGAAAGAGTACAAGGCGTTCATGGAACAGGTGACGATGTTTACGCAGCTTGGCAAAGTTTCGCACGATGATGCACCGGATAGTCTGGCACAGCTTGCCGATGAACTGTATAACGGAATCAGTAAAATTGAGCCTGTCAAGAGGCCATTTTGATTAAAAACACAATATATTGTGTTCGCTGGGTCTATTTATTTGATTTCACTACTTGACAAGGCTTATAATGTACGCAGGAAGTTTTGTAGCTTCCCTTAAAGGAATAGCTTGCACGCGGGGTTTGTCATTTTACTCGCGTGCGTGTCAACAAGCATATTCCTCCTTTCGCCGGTGGAGGTTTTCTCACTCTTTCACCTTCACCGGACTTTATATGTTGCGTTTCCAATTGTTTGGGGAATGCCAGCCTGTCTCCCCCCATGGCTGGCAAGCAACGGTTCGATTCCGTTACGCAGCACAACCAACTACCTAGCTTTGCATGGACTTATTCTCCAAAACCTCCACCGCTATTCCCGGCTCTCAATGTGATGTTTAGACATGACATTGCAAAGAGCGGCGGTTAACCAATCAAGCCGGGTTTTTATGCTACATTAGCTTAGTATGGTTAGAGCACTCGGCTCATATCCGAGCATACATTGGTTCAAATCCATTATGTAGCACCAAAATTGCAGCCGACCCGTTTACGTCTGTCCGACAACTGAATGTAAAGGCTGCAATGGCTTTCTCCGGGCGGAGAATAGCACGACCGGAAGTGCGAATAGTTTCCCGGTGGCTTCTGACGGGTCTGTGCCAAACAGCCTGTTTCCAGAAATCCAACGAAAGGAGCACAGATGGTAGCAAAAGTACGATGCAAGCGTCCTCGGAAAGACGCAAACGGCAATCCGTGTGATTGCGGACGTTATCTTGGCGAAGTGGAAGGTAAGTTCTCCCTTCTGTGCCCTCTTTGCCATTGGATTACAATTGGAGATTCCAATCTTCCAAAAGAAACGTGGGTCTCCGTGCCGAAGTTCAAGAACTGAATAGCTTTTGAAGCGCAGTTGTAAGCGCAGTGAGATAGACCTTAACAGGTTTGTCTTGCTGCGCTTTTTATTTTGCCTGAAAGGAGGAACGCATGGCTGAGTATCAGATGGTCGTTGGCGGCTTTTTGAATAATCCGCTGACCGGACGCAGACCGATTGAAACGCCGGAGACGGAAATCAATCGGGCAAACGTGCTGAAAGTGGTTATGGGCAAGGCAGAGTCTATTCATCTGCTGAATAAGAATGAGATTCGCTTTCTGCACAACTACTACTTGGGTAGCCAGCCTGTCCTCAATCGCACGAAGGAGTACCACGCTGAAATCACCAACCGCATTGTAGAGAACCACGCCAATGAGTGCGTGGGCTTCTACACAGGCTACATGAGCGGCACTCCCTGCTCTTATGTGCGGTCTGAAACGGCAACAGGTGACGGCGAGGAAATAGCCCGCCTGTCTAACGCTTTGCAGTATGAGGGCAAGGACGCGCTCGATCGGCGGCTCTGGCAGTGGATGTTGGAGTGCGGACAGGGATACCGCATTGTTCTTCCTGACAAGGGGTATGGCGGCAACTACCCGGACGAAACACCCCTGCTGGTGGACGTTCCAGACCCTGACATGGCGTATGTGATTTACAACTCCGGCATTGGGCACAAGCCCATCGCCAACGTGCTGCACATCCCACGCAATTATCAGAATGACCTGAATGACTTGATTTGCGTGTATACGCCGAACCAGTACTTTGAAATCGACAACGGCAAGGTCACAAAATCGGAGAACCACTCTCTGGGGATGCTGCCGATGGTCGAATACAAGCTCAACCCGGAGCGCATGGGTCTGTTTGAACCGGCTATCCCTGTGCTGGATGCCATCAACGACCTTGAAAGCAACCGTCTGGACGGCGTGGCACAGTTCATTCAGTCCATCATGGTGTTTACCAACTGCCTTGTGGACGAAGAAGCCTTAAAAGCTGTTAAGGCTATGGGCGCAATGTGCCTGAAGTCATCTTCCGGTCAGCCAGCTTCGGTCGCACAGCTTGCAAACGAGCTTGACCAGCAGCAGAGCCAGACCTTGCTTGATTCCATGTTGAACGTGTACCGCAGCCTGACTGCTATGCCTAGTGCCACTGGCAGTGAAAACGCAACGTCTGACAACGTGGGCGCAGTTATCGTTCGTAACGGTTGGAATCACACCGAAGCAAGGGCGCAGCAGTATGAGAATATGTTCAAGTTCTCGGAACGCCAAAGCTTGTCTGTAATGCTGAAAATCCTGCGTGATACGGCTGGCTCTAAGCTGATGGCAAGTGACATCAACATCAAACTGCCCCGCCGTCAGTACGATAACCAGCAGAGCAAGGTTCAGATTTTCGCACAGATGCTTAGCCAGAGCATTGACCCGCAGTTGGCGTTCACAACGCCCGGTCTGTTCCCTGACCCGCAGGCTGCTTACGAAATGAGCAAACCGTTCTTGATTGCCGCTGGCAAGCTGGGCGAGGATGGGAAAGCACCGAAGCCGAGACAAGCAGTCTACCGATAGCAATAAAGAAACAGAGGGCGAATAACCCTTTGCATATTCCGGCAGGGAAGCCGGGATACAAATTTCGCAGCGTTGCAGGGAAGCAACGGTAAAAAAACGCAGGAGGAAATTAACAATATGAACTACAAAGCGTTACTTGGTGATTCCTACAAAGAGGGCATGACCGCCGATGAAATTGTTTCTGCGCTTGAAAAGGCTGCAGACCCTAACGCGGAGATTGAGAAGCTGCGCAACGCCGTAACGAAAGCCAACGGTGAAGCAGCCGAGTACAAGAAGCAGCTCAAGGCAAAGCGCACCGATGACGAGAACGCCGCACAGGAACAGGCTGACAAGCTGGCAGAAATGCAGAAACAGATTGAAGCCCTGACTGCTGACAAGGAAAACCTCGTCAAGGAAAAAACCCTTGCATCTTACCGTGAAAAGTTCGTTGCACAGGGTTATGACGCTGAACTGGCTGGCAAGGCTGCATCTGCGCTGGCTGACGGCGACATGGACAAGGTGTTTAAGTTCCAATCGGAATTTATGACCGCCCATGACACCGCATACAAGGCTTCTTTGCTGAAGGATATGCCCACGCCTCCGGGTGCGGATGGCAAGGGCGGCTCTGACAGCGAAGGCGTGGCGTTTGCTAAGAGCCTTGCACAGCAGAACGTAAATACTTCTAAGGCATCGAGTGACGCAATGAGTGCTTTCCATTAACAAGGAGGAAAACATGAAGTTTACCCGAAACACGGTCAACGGAATCAACGATACCATCCTTGCTTCCAATGACTACACCGCCATTCCCTTTACCGTGACCGAAACTGCTGCGGTTAAGGCTGGCTATCCCATGACGTTGGCTGGCAAGAAAGCTGTTGCTGCTGGCGAGACTGGTTCTAAGACGATCAACGCTGACGGCATCCTACTGTATGACGTTGACCCGGAAGAGAACCCCAACGCCGCCCTGCTGATTCGTGGTGTTATCGACACCAAGAAGGCAGCGGCAAGTTCCAGCTTCACCTTTGACGCTGACGCAATCAAGGCACTCAAGACTGCCGTTCCTGGCATCTTCTGCCGTGACAACATCAGCGTGAACGCTTAATAGGAGGTAAAACAACATGGCACTGAATCTTAAGGAAGTCTTTGCCCCGGCTGCGATTGCCGCCTATTGGACGAATGACCCTACTAATGCGATGCCCTTTGCATCTGACGCACTGTTCCCCGCTCAGAAAAAGGCTGGTCTTGACCTGAAGTGGATTCGCGGCCACAAGGGTGTTGGCGTGTCTCTGATGCCCAGCGCATTTGACGCAAAGGCTACGTTCCGCACCCGTGAGGGCTTCAAGTTCGATGAGACCGAGATGCCGTTCTTCCGTGAGGGCTACCATCTGGGTGAGAAAGACCGTCAGGAAATCTTGCGTGTTCTCGACAGCAACGACCCCTATGCCCGTGACGTTGTGAAGCGCATTTATGATGATGTAAGCGATCTCGTCACCGGCGCACGCATCGTGCCTGAACGTATGATTTGGCAGTTGCTGGCTCCTGCAAATGGCACTCCCGGCATCACCATCAAGGCAAACGGTGTGAACTACACTTACAATTACGACCCTGATGGAACGTGGAAAAAAAGCAATTACAAGGCACTGACAACTTCCGCAAAGTGGGACACTCCCGCTTCTGCTACGCCTATTTCTGACCTGATTGCTGCGGCCGATGCTGTCAATGATGCAACTGGTGAAGAAGTCACTCGCGTCTTTATGAACAAGGCTACGCTCGCGAAGATGATTGCTGCTGATGAAGTAAAGAACCGATTCCTTACCATCAACAATCGAACCACTTCCGTTCTCACCGCGAATGAAGCAAAGGAAGTTGTTCGTCAGGCAACTGGCCTTGAGATTTTCACCTACAACAAGAAGTATCGTCCTGAAGGCGGTGGTGACACCGCAAAATATCTTCCTGACGGTTATGTTGTTCTGGCTCCTGATGGCAAACTCGGTACGACTTGGTATGGCACTACCCCTGAGGAAGCCGATCTGATGTCCGGCCAGTCCGGCGCATCCGTGTCCATTGTGAACACCGGCGTTGCCATTACCACCGAGTTGACCGTGCATCCTGTCAACACTAACATCTATGCTTCTGAAATCGTCCTGCCGTCCTTTGAGCGCATGGACGCTGTGTACTGCATCAAGGCTTACTAAGGCGAAAGGAGGAAAGCAGCATGGGAGACCAGTATTCCGAAGCGGCAGTCAAGCTGGGGCAGTACATTGCTCCTGCACTTGACCGTGAAGTCACGGACGAGGACTACTCACTCTTCGACCTGCTGCTTGATTTCGCCAAAGACAAGATATTTGCACAGGGCTACCCTTTCGGCAACAGGCCGGACGAGTTGCCCTTGCAGTATCAGTCGTTGCAGATACGCATCGCAGCGGAACTGTACAACCACATCGGAGCAAACGGACAAACGAGCTATACCAACAACGGCATTACTCGTGTGTGGGAAAGCTCTGATGTGGCGCAGTCCCTGCTGAATGAAGTGGTTCCGAGAGTAGGTGTTATCGGCTGATGTTCAATGGTAGCCCGCTGGATAAACGCCCACTGTGGTACTCAAACCCGGTCGGCGAGAAAAAGCCTGTTGTGGACGAATGGGGAAACGAAACTGGCGAATCGGCATACGAATCGTGGAGTGAACCCGCAAAGCTGATGTTGAACGTCAGCCCTCCTACTGGTTCTGCTGAGGCAAGCCCTTTTGGAGCGTTCACGGATTACAGCTATGTGGTCAGTTCGTCCAGCAAAAAGCATAACACTCCACTTTATGAGGGTACGCACGTTTGGTTTCAGACGGACGTTTCAAAGCCCTTCAACTACATTGTGGTCAAGGTCGCAGAGCATATCACGGACACGTTGTATGCGCTGAAGGAGGTGGCCGCAAGTGAAAATTAAAGTGAGGTTGAGCGATGCCGGACTTCGTGATGCGGAACGTCAGATACAGGAGTACAAGGCCACCCTGAACAAAAAAGCTAGAGCACTTGCTTTTCGCCTTTCGTGGCTTGGGCTTGAAGTCGCAAAGGTACGTTTCGCTAACGCAGAATACGCTGGCTCCAATGACGTAAAATGCCATATCAACCAAAAAGACAAGACTTGCACCATCGTTGCAGCGGGCAAGGCGGTTGCCTTTATCGAGTTCGGTACTGGCGTATCCCATTCCGCTTATGTCGGCGAACTCCCTGCTGGTGTTGGCGAACACGGAACGTATGGAAAAGGCAATGGACAGCATAAGCGCTGGTACTACTACGGTGACTCCGGCAATGCTGGCACGCCTGTCAAGCAGGTGGATGGCAAAGGCCAGTTGAATTACACCGATGGCAACGAACCGGCTATGGCTATGTGGGGGGCTGTTGAAGAAATGGCTTCTCAGGTAGAAGCAACGTGGAGGGAGGTCTGGAATAGTTGATTGATTATTTCAATTCCATCTTCACAGCTGTTGCCAAGGAGCTGCGAAAGCAAGTCCCCGGCATCTTTGTCACCGGTGAAATCAATGACAGCAACGTCAAAAAATTTCCGTGTGTGCAGATAGAGGAAAACAGCAACCTCCCGGTTCATCGGGATTCTGCCAGCAGAAGCAAGTATGCTGCCGTTTCTCTGCGTGTGCGTGTCTATTCCAACAAAACAAGCGGACGCATTGCAGAAGCCCGCTCCATTTTGGGCGTCGTGGATTCTGTACTTGAACCGCTCAATTTTTATCGAAAATCGTTTGCCCCGTTGAATGGGCTGTACAACAATTCCGTCTATCGGATTGATTGCAGCTACGGGGCAACAATCGGAGAGGACGGAATGATTTACCGAAAATAAGGAGGTAAACATTCTATGAGTACTGCTATCTCCGGTCTGAATACCACCCTGTACTGTGGCGACAGCGCAACCGCTCTGACGAAGCTGTGCGACATCAAGGATGTGCCCGACCTGATCTCCGAGCCGAACCTTCTGGATGCCACCACTCTGTCTGACCCCATGCAGGTCAACATCTTTGGCATTATCCAGTCCGATACCAAGTCTTTCACCGCCAACTACAACAAGACTGACTACAAGAAGGTCAAGGAAGCTGGCTACGATGAGACTTCCGAAAGCAACACCGTGAAGTATTATGCCCTGAAGATGCAGGACGGCTCCGGCTTCACTTGGCAGGGTATGCATCAGGTTGGCTTGTCTGGCTTTGGCGTGGACGAGGTTGTGGAAATGACCATCAACTGCATTTTCACTAAGAAGCCTGAGTTCAGTGAGACCCTGACTGTCAACGGCGGCTAAACCGCAAAAATCGAATCAATCAAACCGGGCAGAACTGAACATCGGATTTGGTTCTGCCCCTATTTATAAAGGAGAGCATTTATTATGGCTGCAAAGGTTATCAATTTTCATTCCCCCGATGGCAAGAACACTTATGAGCTGACTTTCACCCGTGACAGCGTTGAAGCTACCGAACGTGCAGGCTTTCAGATTGGCCAGTACACCCAGATGACCAACCTGCTGTCCAACTCCCGCGCCCTGTTCTACGGCGCGTTTATCGCCCGGAATCGTGGCATCAAGCGTAAAGTCGTGGACGAAATGTTTGCCCACATCGACGAGAAGGAAGAGCTGATGGCTGCGCTGCTTGAGATGTTCATGGACGCTTCTAAGTCTTTGCTGGCAACTGACACTGAGGACAAAACTGCAAAAAACGCAACGTGGGAGATTGTGTAACTGCACAATCTCAGGAAACGGACGGAGAGGGAGAGCCGTTCTCCTTCTCCAAGCTGTTCCACGATGTAGAAGCCTATTACATCTCCATCGGCATGACATACGACCAGTTCTGGTACGGCGATGTCTGGCTGGCTAAGGTATACCGTGACGCAGAGGAGCTGCGAGAACGCAGAGCTAATGCAGAAGCATGGAGAAACGGTTTTTACATGGCATCTGCGCTTTCCTCTACGGTTGGCAATATGTTCCGAAAGAAAGGGTCTAAACCCATCAAGTACATGGATAGACCGATTCCCCTTACGCAAAAGGAGAAGGAAGAGTATGAATACCAACGTGCTGCGGAAGCACAGGAGCGCATTAAGCGCATGATGTTCTCCATGATGGAAAAGGATGGTGGTAGTGATGGCTGATGTTGATATTACAAGCTTATCCGTAGAGATTTCTGCGGAATCGCAGGGCGCAGAGCTTAACATCAATAAATTGGCTAACGCTATCGCCAATCTTCGTTCTAAGGGCAATGTTTCTGCCGTCTGCGATAGCCTTGATAAACTAGCTGGTTCTATCGCTGGGCTGAAGTCTGCATCCAAAGGCATTGGTTCTATTTTTAAGAACATCGAAAAGATGTCAAACATTGATGTTTCTGGCATTGATTTTACTGGTTTAAGCGCAAAGCTGGAATCGTTGAAAAGCGAATTACAGCCCTTGCAGAACCTTGATGCTTCTGGATTGAAAGCGGTTGGCAGTGCAATGAACGCCATTGTTAAAATCCCATCTATCAATGATAAGTTGGATGCAGACACGCTCAATAAGTTCAAGACTGCTTGTGATAGCATCTCCACCTCGCTCACTCCCCTTGCATCTCAGCTTGACAAAGTGGGCAATGCCTTTGCAAAGCTCCCTCCGCAGTTGAGTAAGGTGGTTACACAGGCTAACCGCGTGACCGCAGCCAACGAAAAGCAGCGCAAGAGCTATCTCAGCCTGTCCAATCAGATGAACGGCTTTATGCGGAACATGGCAAAGCTGGTTTCGTTGAAAGCTATCGCTGAGTATCTTGGCAACGCTGTTGCAAAGTTCAACGACTTCTATGAAGCAACAGACCTGTTTCATAATGCTATGGGCAATTTGAGCGGTGAAGCCGATACGCTTATTAGCAAGATGCAGGGCTTGCTTGGTGTTGACCCGACCAAAGCGATGACCTACATGGCTACCATCCAGAGCTTGGGTACTTCGTTTGGTCTGGCCAGCGACAAGGCATACGTTCTGTCCAAGAACCTGACTCAGCTTGCCTATGACGAAGGTTCCTATTGGAACAAGGACGTTGCGCAGACCTTTACTGCAATGTCCTCCGCAATCTCTGGCGAGATTGAGCCTATTCGCCGTCTGGGCGTCGACCTGTCTCAGGCACGGTTACAGCAGGAGCTTCTAGCTTTAGGCTTTAACAAACAGGTTTCTAGTCTGTCTCAGGCAGATAAGGCAGTTCTGCGTTATATTGCCATTATGAAGCAGACTGCCAACGTGCAGGGCAACCTTGCACAGACCATCCAGAGTCCTGCGAACCAGATCAAGATTCTGAAAGCACAGCTTGATATGTTGGCAAAATCTGTCGGCTCTCTGCTCTACCCCGCCCTGAAATCCATTCTTCCCCCGCTGATTGCTGCTGTTCAGCTTATTCGAGAGTTTGTCGAGTGGGTGGCAAAGCTGATGGGTGTGAAGGTCGTGTTTACTGATTTCACCAAGAGCGCTGATAGCGTTGGCGGCATCGGTGACGCAATGGATGACACGGCAGACTCCACCAAGAAAGCCGCCAAAGCCCTCAAGGACTACACGATGGGTTTTGATGAGTTGAACATAATTGACCCCACACAGGGGAGTTCCGGTTCTGGCAGCGGTGCAGCTGCTGGCAACATTTTGGGCGATGTAGACCTGTCCGGCTACGATATGTTCAAGCAGTACAATGAAGAGTTTGCAAAGCAGATTGACGCTATAAAGCAGAAAATCAAAGATATGCTGCCGGTTATTGGCGCTATTTCTGCTGCACTCGCATTGTGGAAAATCACCAATTTCCTGACGAACATTGCAACAGCAATTTCTAAAATGACGGATTTGCAAAAGTTGGCTCTTTCGATTGCAACAGTCGTTGTCGAAGCATCGTTAGTATTCAGCTTTGCGAAGGGTTACGCATCTAGCGGGAATCCTCTCGAACTTTTAGGTGAAGTGGTATCTGCCGCGTTTGGCTCTTTTGTTCTTTGGCGCACGATAGGAGCAGATGGCATTACGCTTGGTATGGGCATCGCTTTTGTGGCGAGCCTTGCAGGTCTTACTTATGCACTTGGTACTGGCGAAGCCAATCTTGGCGATGCAAGCACATGGATTCAGGCTGCTTTAACAACGGCATTCGGTTCTATTACTGGTATCACACTGCTCACCAATCTTGGAGCAGCCTCTGGTACAGCCGCAACGCTTTCTATCGGTCTTGCAGGTCTTATTACCTTTGCGGGAATTACATTCTCGCTTGGTGAAAAGCTGAAAGAATTTCCCGTTTTTGACACCATCATCACTGCTCTGATGGGGATTTTTGGCGGTGCTGCTGGTGCTGGCGTTGCATTACTTGTTGGTGCAAGCCTTCCTGTTGCTGGGGCCGTTGCCGCTGCTGGTGTCGGTATTGGCCTTGTTCTTCACTGGGCTGGTATCAAATGGGGCGCTAAAGAGAGCGGCGAAAAAACAGATGCTGCCGCAGAAGCCGACATTAAAATGCATTATGTCGAAAATGTTTTTGAGCAGCGTATCGATGCCATCAAACAAATCATTGTCACTAAGTGGAACGCTGTCATTGACTTTATGACTTCTCTGCCTGAAAAGGTTGGGAACATCGTAAGTAGCATTGGCGAGTGGTTCAGTTCTCTTCCTGAAAAAATCGGCTATGCCCTTGGCTTTGCCGTCGGCAAAATCGGGGAGTGGGTCGGAAACATGGTCGTTACTGTAACAACCGAAGTTCCAAAAATTGTTTCTTCTGTTGTTAAGTTTTTTGAAGAACTGCCGGGAAATATTGGGACTGCAATTCTCAAAACTCTTGATGTTATTTCTGAATGGCGGGAGCGTATGGTTGCTTTCGTTGTTGTTGAAATTCCAAAAATCGTTTCGTCTATTGTCGAGGAGTTCAAAAAACTTCCTGGTGAATTGAAAAAACTTGGCAAATTCATCTGGGACGGCCTAATTAACGGCCTAAAAGACACATGGAGTACCGTTACAGACGGCATCAAGAGTTTCACTGATGGCTTTGTCAATGGCTTCAAGGAAGCTCTCGGCATCCATTCTCCTTCTAAGGTGTTTGCAGAGCTTGGCGGCTACGTCGTAGAAGGCCTTGCAAACGGTATCACTGGCTCTCTCGGTTACGTCAACGATGCTATGAATAAACTCGTAGACGCCACCAAGGTCAAAGGCGAAGAGATGGCGAGCTATGGCATTGACTGCGGCACAAGCTACGTCAACGGCATCATTTCCGGGCTAGACTCTAAGTGGGTCGAACTCGATAACAACCTCAAAACCAACTTCTTCGGCACGGTGCAAACTTTCATTCAGGCCGCGCAGAGTGGCGACTGGAAAACAGTCGGCACTACTATTGCTGCTTCCATCTGGGGCGCTATGGGCGATGAGCAGCGTAAACGCGTCAAGTCCGTTGCAAGCGATTTGCTCGGCAGGTTGAGTAAAGAGCTGAAAAGCCAAGCCTCTTCTCTGCTGAATACCGCTGCTACCATTGGCAAAAATCTGGTGAGCGCACTGACTCAGAATTTCGGAAAGGTTTCCTCTGAAACTCAGACGATGCTTTCTGGTATTACGCAGGCTTTCGGAAACGTGAAGTCTCCTCTCGCAACGGCTGCTAAAGCAATCAGCGCTGCGCTGTCTGGCGGCTTGCTCAGTTCTTTCCCGACAATTTTCGCTGGGTTTGCCGGGCTGGTAAGCACCATCGGAACCGCAGTGGCGGGAATGCTTTCTGCTGTGGGCGCCGCCCTCAGCGCTACGGTTTTTGGCATTCCCGCTGGAATCGTAGCCCTTGCTGCTGCCGCCGCCCTTGGTGTTGCAATCGCTGGAATCGTATCAAAACTTGGTGGTAGCCATTCTACCAGTAGTTACAGCGATACATCTCAGTATGTTGGAAGCTCTAGCTACAATTCCTCGACATCCAGCTCTTCCTATAGTGGCACTTATTCTGCCGCAAGTGGAAACTCCGAAGAGATGAGAGATGCTGTGTACAACGGCTGCTACAATGCATTCCTCGACATCTGGCAGCGGTATGGAGAGGAAATCTCTGATGGAAGAGATGTAAGAGTGTACCTTGATAGCAAGCAGCTCACCGCTTCTGTTGAAAAGACCCAGAAAGAACGTGGCGTGTCTATTATGGGTACCGAAGTTTATTCCTATTAAGAAAGGATGGTTCAGATGGCCAATATTCCTGCCCTGGTTACGGTGAATGGCGTAGAGCTGCCGGAACCATCCTCTTATGAGGGAACGACTAGTACTATCGTAGACTCTGGCCGAAATGTTCAGGGAAAGGTTGTTGGTTCTGTCGTGCGGCATGATGTGGCAAAGGTCTCCATGTCTTGGAACTACCTCACCGCACGGCAGTGGGCCGACATCTTGAGTCTTTTCACTACGAATTTTTACTGCACTGTTAAATTCTATAACCAAGCCACAGCCGGTTATACTACCCGTCAGATGTACGTCTCCGACCGCACCGGCGGAATGTGGCGTAGAGGGCCGAAAACCGGTGGCGTGATGGGATGGACAGGGTGCAAACTTTCTCTTGTGGAGGTATGATACATGGTTGAAGTCTCCGATAAGTGGAAAGAAAAATTTAACGAAACCCTTGTCCCGGAATCTTTTGTAGAGATTACCTGTGGAATTACTGAACCGGGTATCAACAAAAAGGCTACCATCGTCACGTCATTGGCAGCCCCGTTCTCCACCTTTCACAGTATTGCGCTTTCCAATAATGCTTCCATTCCGAGGTATTCCACAGGAGAGCTTAATCTCACTGTTCTTGACGGAAGTTGCGCCATTGTTCCTTCTTCCCCTCCGTATGGAACTACTGGTTTTTTGAGCGCCAAGATTTTTGACGATTCAAACCATCCTGTTATTCGGCTTGAACTTCCGAGTGAGAGCAAGTCCTCGATTCCCGGAGTTTCAATTTGCTGGTCTACGGTATTTGAAGAATACGCTACAGATTTTTCGGTCAGCGCATATCTTGGGACTAACAGGTTAAAAACTGTGACCGTAAACGGAAACAAATCTGTCCGTTCTGATGTTGATGTAGAGCTTTCCGGGTTTGATGCCGTAGAGATTGAGGTGCTGAAGTGGTGTCTCCCTAACCGCCGAGTAAGGGTCGAACAAGTGAAAATCGGAAGGTATCTGGTGTTCGACAAGACCAAAATTTTGTCTTACAGCCATTCTTCAGCAAGAGACCCTATCTCCGGGCAGCTTTCTCAGGAGTCGATTTCCTTTAGTTTGGACAACAGCGACCGCACATGGGACTCTGTGAACCCTCAAGGGATTTATAAGTACATCTATGAACGTCAGCCCGTTACTGTTCGTTATGGAATGGATGTTGACGGGAAGACCGAATGGGTGAGCGGAGGAATGTTTTTCCTGTCGGAGTGGAGCGTCCCCGCCAACAGCATTGAGGCGTCCTTTCAGGCGCGAGACGCGTTCCTGTATCTGTCCAGCACGAAGTACACCGGAAGAAAATACGGCACGCTCTATGAGATGTGCTACGATGCACTGGAGCAGCTTGAGGCAGACGGAATCACAGCAGAAATCTCTGATGAACTGAAAGATTACTCCACCGACATTACAAGCGATGGGTCTACTTATCACAACTCTGATATTTTACAGCTCGCCGCCAATGCTGCTGGCATGGCTTTGTACCAGACTCGTGACGGCGTGATAAAGATTAACCGTGTGTACGGTTCTGTCGCCTCTGACTCGGTATTGGATATTCCGGTGCTGAACAATTATTCTTGGCCGGAAATCACCTTTGCTCAAAATATGCTTAACGTGGTGACCACCGTAGGTGGCGCTACCTACGCTTATCCCGAAAGCCCTTCGGGCAAGGGCGTGAGCCAGACTCTGAGCAATGTTATGCTTACAAAGGACATTCTTGCAAAATCCAGAAATGCCCTTACGGAGTCTTATGGAGTCCTTTCTAATCGTCGCAAAGCTTCTCTTACTTATCGAGCAAGCCCTATCGTTGACGCTCTTGATATGGTAAAGATTCACCATCAGTTCAATTACGATGCTGTTTTGCTTGTGACCAATGCAAAATACACCTTCAATGGGTGCTTCAAAGGTACTGTAGAGGGGTACATGATGGCGGACGCTCAGGCTTTGTCTCTTGACCATGTCAGCGAACAACTTGACTGGGGTGATTCCGTTGTTCTTTCCGCTACCCTGTCCCCTGCTACCATTGATTCTCCCAAAATCAACTGGGCAGCTTCTCCCGAAGGAATTGTCTCTCTTCACGTTCTGACAAACGCAGAGGGAAAATCCACTTGTCAAGTCAAGTGGAACTCCCCGGGCAAGGCTGTTGTCACTGCCTTTGTGGGCAATGTCTCCGCGAAATGCTCTTTCATTACAACATCGTACAACCTGTTTGATGTTGCAGAGGGCGACACTGTTCTTATGGACGAGGGCGGCAACGTGGCCGAGTTCATCGTTGCGAAGCACGACTACGAAAGCGAGCTGAACGGGGCTGGGCGAACTCTTCTGGTTCGAAAGCACTACGCGGCTATTATGGCTTGGGATTCTACATGGTCTACTTATGCCAGTAGTAGCGTAAGCAACTGGCTCAACAACGACTACTTCAACTCGTTCAGTTATGCTCAAAAGCAAGCTATCAACAAGACGACTATCTACTACACCCCCGGTTTCTCAGACTCTTACTGCAACTCTGGTAGCAGCAGGGTATCCACGATGGCCGAAAGTGTTTTCCTTCTTTCCTACCATGAGTTTGGATACGACACGGAAGGCTCTGATGCTCCGAATTGGACAACTAGCAGCCCGAGCTATAAGCACAACGAAGGCACTCCATTGCAGAATGCATCCAAAATCCTGAAAACAATGCTTGCCTCCGACATGGAAGGTTCTGAGAGAGGACGTTCTATTTGGACAAGAACTCCCTACCTGTACTCGCTTCAGATGCTCTATGATTTTGCTGGCACAAACTCAACTGACAACAAGTACTGGCGACCTCTGTTGGTCAGCAAACTTGCAAGAGCGTTCGCCGTGTATGATTCTACGTTACAAGTGAATACCAACGCAGAGACGATTTCTTACGCTACGAATGACGAGGGTCCTCGTAAATATGACAATGTCGTTCACCCCGCATTTACCGTTCCAAAGTCTCTTTCCATTGACGCTAAAGGCAAACTGATTTTTTAAGAGGTGATTGTATGGCAAAGTGGATTACAGACCGAACGCAGGCAGATGTAGACCGGGTCAAAGAGCTAACAGCCAAAGCCAGAACCGGCACATGGACAACGGCTGAACAGCAGGAGTGGGCCTCCGGTATGAAAGGAGCGCTCAGTTACACTGACTATGCACGAATCGAACAGGGCATGAAAGAGCTTGCTGACATTGTCGGAGTGAAACTTCCTATCGACCCGATTTTGGTCGTGACGGCGCTCAATACTTCCGGCGACATCCCTGCGTGGGACACTTATCCCGCCAAGTCCGAGTTCTTCATGCCGCTGACTGCTAAGAAAGCGGGCCTGCCGCTCCGCTCGCTTGGATTCCGCGTCAAGGGCTATATGCCGGGCAAAATGCGCACCGTCCTGCGCAAGTACGGCACCGAGACCGCCCTAGTAGACAAGTCCATCGACCTTGTCAAAGGCTATAATGATGTAGTGCTGGACATGGGGAACATCGTGCTGGAAAAGGGCGTCGAATACCAGCTCTATTTCGCCGCCGCCAACAACTTCTATCCGCCCTCTGTCGAGCCATCTTGGGTCGTAGCAAACGACTACATCGACATTGCACACGGCAGCGCCTACTATGGCGATGACGCCAAAATGATTTTTTCTGGAACAATCACTTTCACCGGAACGTCTACTCCCGAATGGGGGCCGAACAGCTATCTTACTACAGAGGACGCCAATCGTTGGATAGCCAGCGTGAAAGCCATTCGTTCAAAATGCAGCGGAACAAGCTCTACTCCGGATGTGCCGAAATCTCTTTCTATGAAATTTGGCGTGATAAATCAGGTCGAAAAGATACTTTCTGACATCGAAAGTATAGCCAAAGATTACACGCTTTACTGCTCCGAGCCAATTTGTGGAGGTGAACCATACTATGCGGTTTATTGACCGAAAAGCAAAATACCCGGGCCGTTGGACTATGAAAAAGTCAGACGGTTCTTCGGAAATTATTACGTTGATTCGGAACGATGAGCCCATTGTGGAAGGCACCCCTATGAACGCTGCAACACTCAATACTTTGAGCGATGTCGCTGGTGCCGATTTAGCCAGATTGCAAGCTGAGGCCGCTGCGCAAAACGCTTTGGGTAGCCAACGTTCCGCATTATCCAGTGCAAACGCCGCAGAAAATTCCGCAATCGCTGCAAAGGAAAGCGAAAGAAACGCCGCATTAAGTGAATCTGTCGCAAAAACAAGCGAGACAAATTCTAAAAACAGCGCAGATTCTGCGGCTGTTTCTGAGAAGAATGCAAAAACATATAGCGAATCCGTGCAAGCGCTGACTTTGGGTTTGTCTATTGTGGACGGCGCTCTCTGCATGACATACGACGATGGGACGACCACCGCAGGCGTCCCGGAAAGTGAGGAGTAAATGTCTGATATCACAAAGCCGATCTATCTGGACGAGACCGCCAAGAAAAACGGCCAGAAGCTGGACCAGATGGCTGCCATCCTGCTTGGTATGTCCAACTCCCTTGGCACCATCGCCAAGGCGCAGGCCACAACTCCCGTGGAGGAGATGGACTACAATGCCATCAAGGCCGTTGTGGCCGCAGGCAATGCGCCGCTGGTTTTCCCGGTTGGCACGCAGCTTGTCAACACCTACACCGACAAGGACGGCAAGGCGTATGACTGCCCGTGGAACGTCGTCCAGCCGGATGATACCGCAGAGCTTGAGAGCGGCAGCGTATTCAAGGCACTGACCATGCAGATGCACTACGCAACCCTGTACGACATGCAGTTTTCCGCATATCAGGCGTTTTTTGTTGTGCCGGAGGCTGGTCTTGTGGCTGGCACTTATAACGTCAAGATGGGTCTTGACTGGGGCGCCAACGTCAAAAACGGCACGGTCTATCAGTTCACGCTGACCAAAAACGCCCCCGCTGGCGCACGACTGACTGGCTTTTACAACGCTCCGAATACAGCTCCATCCAGCTGGAAAGTGTATGTCTACAAAGACCGGCAAAAGAGCTCTCTTCTGGAGACCTGCAACGTCTCTGCTGGCAGCGCTGGTACGAACCTCGGCATCTTCCTTGCTAAGCCCAACGGCAAGCTGAACGGCTTGCATCCGGTTGGCTGCGGCGACAACCGGTGGTATAAGTCCGCATTCCGCCAGTACCTCAACAGCGACAAGTCCGCAAAAGAGTGGTGGACTCCGCAGGACGAGTGGGACATGAAGCCCGATCAGGCAGACACCGTGCCCGGCTTCCTCGCTGGATTCTCCGATGACTTCAAGAACGCGCTGACCCGCACCAAGGTGGTCACCTACGGCAACGCCGTCACCGATGACGGCAGCGCTGTGGTGACCTATGACAAGATTTTCCTGCCCTCGCTGCAGGAGATCTACTGCTTGCCGAAGGTGTCCGGCGAGGGCACCTACTGGCCGTACTGGAAGGAGCGCACCGGCGCAAAGACCCCGCAGGCTCTGTGGCTGGCCTACCCGCTGCGCATCACCCGCAGTCTGGAACAGCGCACCGTAGGCCGCCATGTGTATCTGCGCTCTGTGAATCCCGGCACCGGCGACAAAGTTTTCGACGTGAACGCCATTGGCTATATCGACAACTTTTACGCAGCCGGCGCGTTTCGCTGTGCCCCGGCTTGTAAAATCGTGGGAATGGTATAAGGAGGTACTTATGCAGATCATTCAAGCACCCGGCAGCATTAAGACAGCCACTGAGACCGAGAACCATGCGGCAGACCTTGTCAACGCCGTAGCAAAGGTGGAGTTTCTCTGCCTGTTGGAGGGCGTGCCGGTAGAGGATACCGCAGAACAGGAGGGCGCATATCATGACTGAGCACAGCAACGGCTACTATATGGCAAAGAGAAACTACGACAGCGGGATGTGGAGCAAAGCCATGCTGCAAATGCTGGTAGCCCGCGACCGCCTGACCGCAGCGGAATATGAGGAAATTACGGGGGAAGTGTATGCCTGATATTATTATGGACGTTTCCCGCTGGCAAGGTCGCATCGACTGGGACAAGGTTAAGGCAAGCGGAAAGATTGACGGTGTGATGCTCAAGATGGTATCCGCCAACAGGACGCTTTATCTTACCAAAAACCGAAAGGACGTGACCACATGAACCTCCTGACTTTTCTCTCCCGCCTCTTTTCCGCCCTTGCCCACGCAAAGGAAGCGGCAGACGTCTCCGGCGCACCGGATGGCAAGTACCGCATTTACAACGACAAGAAAAGCATTTATGACGTGTCCATTGTGGACACCCAGAGCGCCGCTCCTCCCGGCTGGGGCGGGCCGCTGCCTTACCGCTACATCGACGTGAGCCGGTATCAGGGCAAAATCACCCTTGACGGCTGGCGCAAGGTCAAAGCGGCAGGCTACAAAGGCGTCATGCTCAAGACGGTATCCACCAACCGCAAGCTCTCCAAGCGGGCAGACGGCCTGTACATCGACCCGACCTTTGAGACCAACTACCGCAACGCCCGGGCTGCTGGGCTGGATGTGGGCGTCTACTACTACACCTACGCCACCAGCGAGGCAATGGCCGCAGCAGAGCTCGCCCTGCTGCGGCAGGCGGTGTATGGCAAGGAGTTTTCTCTCCCCATCTGCGTGGACGTGGAGGAAAACAAGCTCAAGCAGCTGTCCACGCTTGACCTGTCCAATCTTACCGCTTACGCGCTGGAACAGGTGGAGCGGATGGGTTTTTACGCCCAGCTGTATACCTACACCGGTTACAAGTACGAGCTGGACATGGCTCGGCTGTCCTCTCGGTGGGACGTCTGGCTGGCCGACTATACGGGCAAACCGCCTGCTGTTACCTTTAAGTACAACTCCCACCAGCACACCAGTAAGGGCAGCGTGCCGGGCATCTCCGGTAACGTAGACCTCAACGTGACCACCGTTAACTACCCAAAAATCATCTGCAAGAAGGGTCTGACCCGTCTCCGGGAGGGCGCATGAGCGAAGCAATTATCGTGGCCATTATCACCGGCGGTCTGAGCCTGATCGGCGTGATCGTCTCCAACAACCGCACCGCCCAGAGCATGGACGCCAAGCTTGACAAGCAGCAGGCTGTGACCGAAACCAAGCTGGAAGAACTGACCCGCGAAGTGCGGGCGCATAACAACTTTGCTCAGCGCATCCCGGTGCTTGAAGAACAGATGAAGGTAGCAAATCACCGAATTGCAGACCTCGAAAAAGAGAGAGGAGAGTAATACATGGCAACAATCAATAACATTTTGGGCGTCATTCCTGCCCCGGTGGCCCTCGTGCTCATGCTGGGCGGCTTTATCTTTTACGCCCTCGGCTGCATCCGGCTGGGCTATGGCGCAGCGGTAAAACCGCTGGTGCTGGACCTCATCGAGCGGGCAGAGCAGGAGATTCAGGGGACTAAACGCGGCGCAGAGCGCAAAGCGTGGGTCGTCAAGATGCTCCGGGCCACCCTGAGTACCAGCAAATACGGCAGGCTTATCAGCTGGGCCATCACCGATGAAACCATCGGCACGGTGATTCAATTTTTCTTTGACCGCGCTCGGGCGGCGCTGGAAAAGCAGTAAGGAGGTTATTAAAATGGAATTTATTGACACCGTTGATTCGATGTGTTCGGCAAATTACAAAGACCGTCTCCGCGCGGAGTACTGGCAGACCAAAATCCGATATGAAAAACTTCACCGTGTGACGATTCAGTATGAGGCTGGCACGTTGCCTATTACGCCGGTCTGCTCTTTGGATTTGCTGAAAGAGCAAAAATCTGCGATGGGCGCATACCTTCACGCACTTGAAGTCCGTGCAGAAATCGAAAGCGTTGATTTGAGCATGAATTAAGGGAGGACATCATGGCAAGCATTACATACGAGCATCCCGGTGGCTTTACCGAGATGTACGCCGCACAAGAGCAATTTCGGCACATCACGAAAATGGTCTGCGCACGTTTTCGTGATCTCACGAAAACATACCATCTCGGTAACGTCACCGTAATGGTGCGCAACGCCGGACAGCTGCCGCAGCCCTTCTGGCTCGGTGCTGCCTGTGGCGGCGGCTCGCGTAGTCTTTCCGCCAGCGTTGCAAGGTCTTAATGCAGAACAGATAAAAGCTGTGATAAAACGTGCGCCGCTTGGGAGGTATGACCGGAAAATCGCCCGGTTGCGGTACGTTGACCAGCTATGCCAAGTTGATATTGCAGCGCGTGTGCCGTATTGCCGGACATCAATCGGCAATAGGCTGAAAATTATTGACAAAATGCTAGATGTGTGATATAATATTTTTACAATTTAAGTGTATGTAGGACGCATGTTTAAGGCTGATTCTACAAACGCAACAAAGCGGCAGGCTATTCCAGAGCTTGCCGCTTTTCTTTTTGCACGAATTATGGTATAATAATCTCAATAAATCCGCCCGGCCTCTCGAAGAAGCGCATTAGGGCGGATGTCTGAACCCGTTAAGCCTCTCAACGATGCGTATCATGGCGGGTCTTTAAGGCTATGTAGCTCAGTTGGTAGAGCAGGGCGCACCCCGTCTATTGCGCTGGTTCAATTCCAGCCATAGCAAGTCCGAAAATGCTTGAACGGTTTTGAATAGTGCGCATACGTCAAAATTGCGATAGCAGAAGTAGGCATTTTTGATGATACAGTCTCCCGCCTGCCTACTTGCAGTGCGTACCATGCGGGAGACGCAATTTTGCCACTTCGGTGGCAGGGCGATTACTCGCTCACTTATAATCCATCAGCTTTTAGGCTGGTGGATTTTGTTTTATTCCTACTAGTTTTGTCGAAATCATTGCCATATATTGGATGATGTGGTATCTTAGCATTGCACTCCAATGTGTGCATCCTTACAGTTAAGCGCTCATGCGGATTTTTCCGTGTGGGCGCTTTTCTTTTACCCTTGCAACTCTTCTACTGATACGTTGCAGGCCGCAGCAATTTTCTTGAGCGTGGTCATCCGGATAGGTTTCCTGGCTTCTGCGTGTTGGATGGTCGCGGTAGATAACCCGGTCTTCTCCGACAACGCACGAATGGTCAGCCCAGCGTTTTCCCGAGCGGCCTTGATTTTTACGGAAGACATCCCGAGTGTCTTGTAATCTGGCGACATATACCCGATTTGGAACATGCCCTGCTGCTGCAACGGCAATGCTTTGAGCGCAAAGCTGTTATCCACGTCCTCAAGGTCTACATCCTTCAGGACGTAAGCGCAGGCGTTGTCAAGCTCCGGGGTCATCTTGTGGAGCTTATGTGCCAACGTAATTTTCATCATCACGCCACGCACGGGAAACCTCGTAGCGTTGTCAAGGTCTGCCTGATTCACGCGGTCGGAGTTGCAGGCTTCATCCAGCAAGCGGTAGAGCTTTCCGAGATTTTTGATAGTGGTGTTTTCCATATTCATTACCTCCGTTTTCTTTTACTATACTGATTATACCACAAAACTGCTACAAGTGATACAGGCATAGTCGCCAGACTTTGCCTTATTTTTTTGTTCGTTTTGTAGCAGTTGTATCAGTTTATATTTGTCCTTCGTTGTACCTTCGTTGTCCTTCGTTTTCTGCCGATGCGGTACACTGGATGCAATAGGAGGGATGAACCATGAGCTATTACCAAACACCCGGAGCGCCCTATGTTCCGCAACAGCCAGTCAACCCTTACGGTGGTATGGGAACGGTAGGGCTTGCTACTCCCCTACCAACTGCACAGATGCAGCAGACTCAACAGCAACGTCCGCAGCCGATGAATGGGCAACAGCCTGTTCAGCAGTCGGTGCAGGACGGCGGTTGGTTGCTGGGTAGACCTGTTTCCAGCAGGGAAGAGTTTTTGGCGATACCGTCTGACCTGTACGGCAGACCGACCTACTGCCCCGACCTGCGCAGCGGTGTGATCTACTGCAAGCGGCTGAACCCGGACACCTGTGAATCCTATGTGCAGGAGTTTTACAGCCCGGAAGCGTGGCGGCAGATACAGGCGCAACAGGCACAGCAGACCGCTGCACCGACACAGCAGTATGTGCCTGTTGAAGAGTATAACGCCCTCGTCCACAGGCTGGATGAACTGGAAAAGTGGCAGAAGAGCTTTTCTAAGCCCGCTGCCACAGCAAAGAAAGGAGAATAACAATGTCCTCTCCGTTTGATGTGATTACGCACAGCCCCATCATGCAGCTTGCAAATTTGGCTCGTGCCGGACAGAACCCTATGGGGTTTATCCAGCAGTTGAGCGGGCAGAATGCCCCCATCATGCAGGGATTGAACCTGATTCAGGGCAAAAACGAAGCACAGCTCAGGACAATGGCGCAGAATCTCGCCAAAGAGCGCGGCATCGACCTGAACCAGCTGGCAAGCGTCCTGAATCTGACGCTTCCGAAGTGAGGAGGCTTTACAATGGATGATTTTGAAAACAGCCATCCAGAAAAAGATTTTGACATCAACAATCTGTGCGGAAACGACAAAATATGGGTTCCTTTGATGCTTGGCCTGATTTTCGGTGCTGCCAGCAAAAAGTGGGATGACCCGGAAGACGAAAAAAGCAATCCTCCAAGCTGATTTGATAATCCCAAAATAAGCATCCCTCTAAGCGAAACGCTTCTCAGTTTTGCGGACTTGACAAAAACCGCTTTTGTTTGGCTTCGCCCATCGCACACGGCGGTGGGATAGCATAACGCAAAACTGAAAGGAGTTTTGTTATGGACGATTTTGCAACTGGTTATCTGGCCGGGCAGGACGGCGGCAATAACAACGGCGGATTCTTCGGCAACGAAGGTCTGTGGGCTGTTATTATCCTCGCTATCATCTTCGGCTGGGGCACAAACGGCTATGGCCGGAACGGCGGTGACAACGGCATGAACAGCTACATCCCCTATCTGGTGGGCACCGGTGCAACCGGTCAGGGCGGCGCAGATACCCGCGCGGCTCTTTCTGAGGGCTTCTACCAGCAGGACACTTCTCGTTCTCTGGCTGGCATCCAGAGCGGCATCTGCTCTCTGGGCTATGACCAGCTGGCACAGATGAACGGCGTCAACACCAACATCGCAAACGGCTTTGCTGGTGTGAATAGTGCCATCTGTCAGCTCGGCTACCAGAACGCACAGCTTGTGAACGGTTTGGAGCGTAGCGTGTCCAACGGCGACAACGCCATCAGCCTTGCCATCATGCAGGAGGGCAACGCACGACAGGCGGGTCAGACCGCTCTTGCCACGCAGCTGGCATCTTGCTGCTGCGAGAACAAACAGCTGATCGGCGACCTGAAGTACACCATTGCACAGCAGGACTGCGCTACCCGTCAGGCTATCGCAGACAACGCCCGCGCCATCGTGGACAACTGCAACGCCAATTTCCGCAGCATGATGGACTACTTCACGCAGGATAAGATTGCCACTCTGACCGCTGAGAACCAGAGCCTGAAGTTTGCCGCTTCTCAGGATCGTCAGAACGCACTTCTGACCACCGTGATGTCCCAGCAGACCGATACCATCCTGAACCGGGTCAATCCTCGTCCGATTCCCGCTTATCAGGTGGCAAACCCCAACATGGGCGTGAACTGCTGCGGCTGCTGCTAACCTACACACTCCCCGATAACACCGGGTGAACCATCGGGGCAGGGGTAATACACCTCTGTCCCTGATTTTTTAGGAGGAAACTACTATGGCTTGCAAAACAAGCTGCAAACTCTGCCCGCACTTGGTCATCAGTCAGGCAGTCACGTTTGCCGACGATACTCTGACCATCAACATCCCTGCTGGCGCATACCAGAACGGCGAAAAGTATTGCATTGTCGTTGCTCAGAGCTTGCCGGACACGACCACCATCAACGCCCCTGTGGTCATTACCATAGGTGCAGGCACGACCGCATACCCTCTGACCGACTGCAACTGCGCTCAGGCGACTGCTGAGAGCATCCACACCCGCACCCGCTACGCTACCCGTGTGGCAACGTCTGCGACCGGCACCGGCACGTTTAAGTATCTTGGCTGCTTCTGCCGCTCCCACGCCGGTGCGCCTGCGTCCATTTCTTGAGGAGGTATAGATTATGGGCAAGACTAATTTTCGCCGCATGATGATGCTCCGTGACCACGACAAAGACCGTGAGCCGGAACGTGACCGCCTTGAGGAAGAGCGTGACCGCAGGGAGCGTGAACTGGAACGCCGTCTGCGTAAGCTGGAAAACGGCAACGGCCGCTATCCTTACTATCCGCAGGAAGAGAACCGCTACATCGACCCCTACCCTATCCCCCGCTACCCTGACGTTGAATACGGACGCAAGATGCCGCAGATTGGCTTTTCGCAGAACGGAGATTGGGATAAGCGGTCTGGGCAGTATGAACATGGCGGTGCGGACAGCCGTTCCATCAAGATGCCACGAAAGCACCTCACCCACGATGAAGCGGAGGAATGGTGCGACAGCATGGTCAACGCTGACGGCACAAAGGGCTGTCACTGGACGCTGGAGCAGACACAGGACGTTGCCAAACAGCGCAATATCACTTGTGACCCAAACGATTTCTGGGCAGTCATGAACATGATGTACTCGGATTATTGTCAGGTCGCAAAGCGCCAGTCCGTTGACACTCCGGGCTTCTACGCTGACATGGCAAAAGCGTTCCTTGAGGACGCAGATGCCGCAGATGGCAAGGCATATCTCTACTGGGATTGCATTGCCGATAAGTAAAACAAACCCCTGTGTAGCTGTTAAAAACTACACAGGGGGATTTTTTATACGTTATAGCCAAACGCTCTCATTATTTTTTCTTGTAGTTGTTTTGCTTTTTCTTTTGCTTCAGCTTCTCTTTCTTCTGGCGTTTGATTGTCCAATGGGAATCTCGGCTTTTGGGGAAGCTGTGCCGGTTTCGGCAAATTCGCCCAGTGTGTTACAATATCGTGTTCTGGTATTATTTTCCCTTCTTCTGTATACACGCTGTCGAACCATCCATTGCTGATAAAGTATGCTGCATTTACGTAACTTTTCCCTGTATGCCCATTCTCAACAGAAATAAGATATTTTTCGTCAGTTTGTTCTGGTGGGAGTCCTTCTTTTTCGATAGAATGCCAAATTATACATCCCGTTTCAACATAATTGACATTTGTAGGATCCCGCCGTTCTTTAGCCCATTCTTCATACGCCAATGAATCTGTTTCACTAGAGTGTTCTACTTCCATCATATTCTTCCTTTCTCCCCTGTTCGGTCATTGTGACTACACAGGGGTTGTTTTATTTTGTATAGTACAATTCCATATCTGCCTTGTACATATCAAGTTGTCTTTTGCTATCCACAAGCGTGTTAAAGCTAAATCCCGCTACAAAAGATACGGCAATGGACAAAATCAAGTGCGCTGCAACCCATTTACCAGCTAAGATAAAAGGAATCTGAACTGCTACAGCAAAAGCATCGAACAAAAGAACATAAATTCCATGCTTAACCATTTTCTGTAAACGGCTAATGTTTCCTTCGTAAAATTCCTTCGACATCATCATGCGTCAATCCTCCAATCTTATCAGCCTAAATCAATTTGGTCTTTCGATGCTGCAACGGACAGGTTATAGATGTATTCCCCTGCCGTGAATCCGTGCTTTCGTGCTTCTCTCGTAACGAACGTCCGCTCGCTGTCACTCATAAGGATTGTGATTCGCTTGCTACGTTTGCCGTCGCCCTTCTGCCCCTGATGGGAGGTGTAAGGCTGAATCTCCATCGTGCGCTTTGCATCGTTTACAGACAGGTTGGTAAGAGCAATCATAATCTGCTGGTTCTGCTGAACGATTGCTTGCAGGACTTCCGTGTTTTTCATCAGCACTTGCAAGACTGCATCGTTCTGCGTGTCGGGCTTGTTCTCCTGTGGGGCAAGACTGTAATAGCCATCCTTTCGGAGAGACGGAAGAACGTCATCGAAAACCCAACTCTCGAACTTCTCTGCGCCGGGCAACTTGCTGTGTGTGATAAGACGGTAAACGTCACCTTCTGGGATGAAAGCGATTGCTTGGACTCCTCCCTGTGTAGGGGCGTCGCGTTTCACGACACCCCTGCAATGGCGGGAAATTGCATCTCTCGGATTGCTATATCCCAACGCCTTTGCCACGTCAGAAGCACAGAAAAGAATCTTACCATCTTCTTCAATTGTGCGAAGCTGACCAAAGGCCTTGCTCTTAAAAACGTGGAGTGCGTTACATCTCTTGTTATCCATCATATCCTCCATATTTAACTGTTTGGCATCTTCCATGCCGACCTCATACGCCTTGTAAGTGATTCGAGATAATGCTTCTGCAATCTCATAATCATCCTTGTTGAGCGGACGGCCGTTGCTGTTTTGCTTGAAATTTTCGAGAATCTCTTCTTTCGTTGCTGGAATGTTCATTGGCTTTACCACAAAATATTGTTTGTAATACAACCATGAAGATGATATAATGGATTTATCATCCATAGTTGTATGGAGTGTAATCCCTTAAACTGTCTGAGACCGCCAAGTTACGAACAGTTTAGGGGATTTTTTATTGCTCAAGTTCTTTATCTATCATCTCGTTAAGCCATTTGGTCTTTGTTTTCCCTTGTTCCTTTAACTTTGCCGTTAAAGCATCGAGCTTCTCTCTCGGAATTGGAACACTGAACTGACCGATGGTTTCACGACGCTTTCGATAATACTCTGCGCTACTTTTAGCCAACTCAATCCCTCCTTTGTTGGCTAGCAATAATAGTATAACACTTGCTAGCATGAATGTCAATAGCCCGAAAACTGCACGCATTTCAACGTCAATTCGTTAGAAAATGCGTGTTTTTTATTTTTGGTTCAATCTTCGAGAAAATCTTCCAATTCAATCTTTCCTTCTGCCGCCGCAGCAGCCAGAGCGTACACATACTGTCCGATGGTCATTCCGTGCCGTCTAGCTTCACGGTTGATGTACTTGCGTTCTTCTTCGCTCATAAGGATGGTAATGCGCTTAGAACGCTTCCCGTCACCGCTTGCAACGCCCTGATGCGATTCCGGCATCGGGATTTTTTTCTTTGTCAAACCAGCTTTAGCCATTGCGCGGGGTACATTGCCCTGTTCAATCAAACGCTGCACTTCTTTTGCCTGTTTCAGCTTCTTTGGCTTACCTTCGCCTAATACGGCATCATTTGGCTGTCTTTCGCTGTCTTTGGCTTGCTTCGGCTTAATGCCGCTTAATTCTGCTTTACTCGGCTGTACATGGCTGTCTCTGGCATCACTAGGCTTAATCGGTGCTTGTTCGGCATTATTCGGCTTTGTTTGGCTTACTTCTTCTTCCTTTGGCTCACTTCGGCTTAATGTCTGCTCCGAAAAAACAGGCTGGAAGTCAAACCCGCCCAACAAGCCGGATGTTTTTTTGCTGGTTGACTTCATTTTACATTTCCTCCACTTTCTTCGGAAGCTCACGAATTGGCATCCAGTATTCAATTTCTCCCGGCTTGAACTGTTTTACGATTCCTCGATTGTTCCACCATAACCCTTTCCAATAATAGCCAATATAAATGTTTCCATCTTTGCTTGCCAGCAGAACTTCCATCTTTTCTTTAGGTAAATCCCAATCATAGTTTGTTGGCGTCCATTTTTGAAATTCCGCCGTATCCATAACCGACACAAGAGCGTCCATATATGCATCTTTTTCTTCTTTGCTTTTGGCTCCAGCCCAGTAGCTAGCAATTTCACTCTGAACGATATCGCCGTCAATCAGTCGCATTGTTATACCTCTCTACAATCATCTTTGCTAAAGCCTTGAAATCCTCTGCGCTTGTACTCTTTGCCGTGTCCCCTCTAAACAGGCTGTGACGCTCTGCCTGCGCCTTGCGAACGCCCATAGACGGTCTAATCTTCACGTCCAACAGCCTTGTTCCCATGCTTTGTGCAATCACAGGGAGCTGCTCTACAACCTCTTTGGACAGGTTCTCACGGCTCTTGTACTGGTTCAGAAGCAGACCTTCAATCTTCAAGGTCGGGTTGAAGTATCTGCGAACATCGCCGATTGTCTGCGAAAGTTGGCTCAATCCGGCAAGTGCATAGCGGTCTGCTGTAATGGGAACGATAATGCTGTTGGCGGCGATCAGAGCGTTCACAAGCGCAAGACCGAGCTGCGGAGGAGTGTCCAGAACAATGTAATCGTACTGTGCAGACACGGATTCCAGCGCTTCACGCAGCCGGAAGTTCTTGCCAATGTCCCGGACAAGCTGCTCGTCAATGTCCTTCAATGCGTTGTCTGACGGCAGAATGTCACCGGCTTCACAGTGCTGAATCCCTTCCTCTACCGTACCTTGCCGGGTCATTACATCGAACAAAGTACACACATCCTCTGTCTGTGCGCCGTAGGTGTCCGTTGCGTTGCACTGGGCATCGCAGTCCACCAGCAGCACCTTCTTGCCAAGCAACTGCAACGCACCAGCCAGACAGGTGCTTGTGGTAGTCTTTCCTGTGCCGCCCTTCTGGTTGGCGACAGCTATGATTTTTGCCATTTTTATTTGCTCCAATCCACGAAATATCCGTTATACTTAAATTCTTTTGCTGCTTTGCCAGCTTCGATTAAAATCTGCCCTGTCTTAATGGCTTCATCAGGTTCTTTTTCGCTGCATCCACGCGGAGAAACAATCAAATGAATCGGACTTATCACGCCATCGCCGCGATGAAAAAACATAACCACTTCATTATCAAAATTTTTATTTAGTTCGAGTTCCGCTTTATTCAGAACGGAGTAGGAAACTTTTTCCATTTTATCACTCTTTCTTTTAGTAAAGCGAAGAAGAAAACGCCTTCACTTCATCACCGACCCACAGCACAGGTGTAACGTGCCATTCAGTCACAATTTTATCTTCAAGGTATTTTCCTTGAGAATCAATCCATTTTTCGTTACTTGAATCATACCATCCAACTTGAACCATTTCTTTGCCAGAGTTTTTATCTTTTGTTGAGAGAAGGAGCCCGTGTGGCCATTCTTCCAGCTCTTTACCGGGCATTGCTTCTTCAACTTTATACCACTTGTCCTTGTCATAGCCTTTCGGAAACATTGGAATCATACTCTTTCTCCTTTCTGCATTGTCTGCTCAATGTGCTAAATCTGGCTGCTCTTGCAAGGCTTCAATGGAATAGAACGCTGGCATATACCTGTCTACGATACCCGCTTTGTCTACGCTTCTAATCAGATAGCCAACAGGTCTGTCGGGGAATGGCGTTCTGCTTAAAGACAAGATGTCCTTATACGCTGCCTTCACCGTATCGTAAACCGCTTCTCTGCGTCTCGGCAGTTTGATTTCGGGATGCTCTTTCTTCATCCACTTCTCAACCACCTTTGCCACGTCAATGCAGTCTTGCTTTTCCAGCTCGTCACATACAGACCAGTCGAAATCCTCATATCCGCTTCTGCGGGGCTTTCTGGCGGCTTTTTGAGGTTCGGCCGATATTTCGCTTGCCTGAACTTCAATCAGCGTCTCAGACGCTTTAATTTTGGGCTTAAACTTGACTGCCACAGCCTTTCGTGCTACAAGAACCGGTTCGTAGGTCACCACGATGTCAGACACAGCATTGATCTCATCTACAGCAACGTCAAGCACTCGTTTGCGAAGGTTCTTGTAAACATCGTAGCTTGCTTCCATCGCACCGAGCTGTTCTCTCAGTTTTTTCAGACTGATTTCATGCGGCTTACTGTCCATGTTCATCCAATCCCGAAGAATCGAATAAAGCAGGATGCTGTACTGTGATTTCATCCGTGATGTGTAGCGTAGACGATACCGAACGTACCCGCTTTCGGCAATATCAAAAAAGATGGGGCGAAGGTCAGGGTTGCAAGTGATTGCCACAACATAAGACCTCGTTTCGGGTACATAGTCCAGTTTTGCCCTTGTGAAAAGGACAAAACTCTCAAACGTCCCCTTCTCTTTGTCAATGGGAATCGACACCGTATTGCCCAGAAAGTGCTTGATCTGCGGCTCAATCCTTCGTGCATCAAGGCTTTTTAACCCAAGCAGGTCTCTGTACTCTGCCAAAGTGAACTCCACACGGCTGCTTTTTGGGTCTCTCGGATTTATTCTTGACAAGTAAACCTCTAGCAACCGAAGTTCACCTGCCGTATAGTCCCTGAACTTCGCCCAAACAAGGGATTTACTTTTCTCGACAAGGTTATTGTCTGATATTTTTGGCATCTGCTCACTTCCTTTAATGGTCTGAAAACAGTATATCACAAGTAGGGGGACATGTCAACAATTTTCGTCCCCCATGACTTGTCAATCCGTCCCCCATGTCCTCGTCATTTTGTCCCCCATGACTTGTCAATCCGTCCCCCATGCTTTGTCATTTCGTCCCCCATCTACCTATTATATATTAAACAAGAAATAAACAAGAGGTTAAATATCATCGTTAAATAGGCGATGACGATAATTTTCAACAATTTCTTTTTTTTCCATTCCAGCTTGTGTATAACTCAACCTTCCATTTGCTGAATAAAGTCTTTCCAGCAATGATTAGTCTTATCTAACGTGTACAAAAAGTGGATGAAAAACTTTTGAGCCGGTGTTATGGGGGACGGATTGACGAGCCGATTAAATGCAAGCTACATATTATCGCTACTACGTTATTTATTCCGCGCAAATGTTGTCGATTCATAGCTTATGGGGGACAAAATGACAAGGCGAATTTGCCCGATAGGTGTACAAAAAGTGGACAAAATGTCCCTTAAAAACTGCGATAATTCGACAATCAGCGCAAAATGTTTTCTTCGTTGATGGTATAAGAATCGTTTCGTTTCATCGCCGCAGCTTCCCCACAGTCCTGTGCCTGATATAAAATCTGCATATTAGGCTGTGTTCCGTCTGGGTCTGGGTCGGTTTTGGTGGCCTGCGCCATTTCATAATGGCCTGTGACGGTGCGGCAGACAGACACGCGATCACGCAAAGTCGTATGAAGGTTGGCTACCATTTCGCACAGAACGGCAAGGTAATCTGAGCCGTGATTGCCATAGATCAGATAGCACAGCAGGTCAATTTCTTGCGGATGGGCTTCTTTAATATGCTCTATCAGTGCATCTCTCTTTCTCTCGGTGCTGGCATCGCCAGCCAGGCTTTCCAATAAGCCAGGATGCAAACAAGTGTCTATGTACGGCTTGGCCGCAACACCGCAGCACACAAACCATTTTATGATAGTAGAAGCATCTGGGGTCATTGTCCCTTGCTCATAACGAAAAATGGATGTCCGGCCTACACCCATTTTGTCCGCAAGCTTCTGTTGGCTAAGTCCGGATTCTGCTCTTGCCATCTCTAACGCTTTTGCCACTCGTATCCTATAATCATCCATAAATACCCCTCTTTCGACAAAATGATACAAAAACAAAAGAATTTAACTGATATATTGTTCAAAATGTGAAACAATAATTGAAAAAAGTCGCTGTTCCATTGAAACAGCGAGATGTGATATAACTGTATTGTCAAAAAATTCCAAATAGAAAGGAAACACAAAATGAAAGAAACTGCAATATGGAACCATGAACGTATGCCGATCATCGATGGAATGCCTGCCAGCGTTACCGATGGGCAGCCACACACACCTGAACCATGGGAGGAAAGCTAATGAACCGAACTGTAGATGCCCTGATTATTCCATACGCCCGCAGACGGACGCTGGAGCTTGTCCTGAGCCTTTCTGGGTATGAAGCTGATAAAGATGCTTACCTCGAAGCGAAAGGCATCTTGGAACGTGCCGTAGCCGCCTTAGATGATGGGCGTGACCCAGCAGACAACATCGAACGCATTGAGGGACAGCTTGTGGAACTGTGAAAGGAGAAGAAGATGGACTTTACGAACGGATTCTATAAAACCGAAAACCCTGTTATTCTTGAAGAAGTAAAAACCTTCCTCCAGTCAATGGAACGGCGTGGAGCAACCGTAAAAGACTTGGACGATGCCATTGTGCAGCTAAACAATGTTTCGCACAGCATCAGCACAAACGCTCTCGTCAAAGCAGATGTGCTGGACGATTTACCGAATAACCCCTTTCGTTCCATGCTCAACGGAATGTTACAAAGCAAAGGGTAACTTAAACTTAATGTGGCTCTTAATCATTGTCATTGCGATTTTTGGCTTCCCTGATACAAAGTAATGGATGCGAAGAAAATATTCGATTTTTACGAAGTTGTTAAAAATACATTGACTTTACAACTAAAAGGTGTATAATCGTATCAAATGAACGTCCATACTTACCGATCGGGAGGATATGACACAATGAGTGAACAGGAAAGAGCCAAGATTGACCGATTTATTGCATGGCTGCTGGAACACCCTGATAAGATTCCGGCAGCGGAGCAAGCCCTAGACCTGGAATAATAGAAAACCCCTTGCGCAGAGCTACACCAGCCCGGCACAAGGGGTTTTTATTTTACCGGGTCAGAACCACTTCTTTTTTCGGTTTCTACGGTAACGATATTTTCTGCTGTTGCCATATAGTACACGGTCATTGCCTTTTAACAAGGCTTGCATGAACCAGAAGCAAAAGGCACAGCCACACAACAAGTAATACACGGGCGTTCCTCACATCTTCTCAATCAGGTTCATCAGAGCTTCACGCTGTTCTTTCGGCATAGATTCAAGCTTTTTTCTAATCCGCTCCACTGCTGCATCGACTTCACTTTGCGGCTGCTGGGGCGGATTTTCTTTTTGTTCGCCAGTGAGAAGGTAGTCTACCGATACGTTGAAGTAGGATGCAATTTTAGAAAGAACCTCTGCGGACAGGCTCTTGGTTCTCCCGGCTTTCAGCTCGGAAAGAAAACTACGGCGAATCCCGATGTTGGCACAAAGGGTTCCGTCTTTGATGCCCTCTTTTTCGCAGAGTGCGTGGATGTTGCTGTACAAGTCCGACATAAGAACACTCCCATATTTGTGCAAGTATACAAATGCACAGAATTTTGTACAAAAGAGTTGACTTGTACAGAAGTCTGTACTATAATACAGACATGGGCGGTACAGAACACTGTACAATATGAACTCTCTACACCATTATATTAGTACAGTTTTCCGTACTTGTCAATAGATTTTAGCAAATGGAGGTGGAATTTTGAAAGAAAACTTCTGGTCTGATTTTGGGCTTGAAGTAAAGATGAAGCTGCTTCAGCGAGGTATGAAGCAAACGGAACTGATTCAGGCTGTCAGGGATGACACAGGACTGTTCTTTGACGATTCGTACCTCTACAAGATTCTTCGCGGAGAGCGGAAACCGGACAAAATCGTCCAAAGCATCTGCCGGATTCTGAATATTCAAGGTTCGGAAGAGTAAGAAAGGAGAAAAAATGACCGACATTATCTTATCGACCCAGAACGGCGAACCGGTAGCATCCAGTCGTCAGATTGCAGAGAACTTTGGCAAGGAACACAAGGATACTTTGGAGAGCATCCGACAGATTTTGGCGGCGGAAAATTCCGCCACCAAATCCATGTTCTACGAAACCACGTTTGAAAATCGTGGTAAACAGTACCCGATGTATTTAATGAACCGTGACGGTTTCACCCTGCTGGCTATGGGTTTTACCGGCAAGGCTGCTCTTGAATGGAAACTCAAGTACATTGCAGCGTTCAACGAAATGGAGAAGAAGCTGGCTGAACAGCCACAGCTCACACGCTCGCAGCTCATTGCAACTGCGCTGATCGCAGCGCACGAAGAGCTGGAAGAGAAAGACAAACGGATTGCAGAGCTGACACCGGATGCTGAGTTCGCTCGTGCTGTGTGCATTGCGGACAACTGCCGGACGGCCACCAGCATTGCTAAGGACTACGGTCTGACTGCTGAAAAGCTGAACAAGCTGCTTTACAGCCAGCGAGTTCAGTACAAAGACAGCGATGGTCAGTGGGTGCTGTACAAGCCCTATCAAGGCAAGGGATACACTAAGAACCGCAAAGGCAAAGCCATTCAGCGCTCTAACGGCAAGACTTACATTCCAAATACAACGGTTTGGACGGTCGAGGGTGAAAAGCTCATCCATGAGCAGCTCAAAAAGCTGGGCATCACGCCGAGAATCGAGACCAGGGCTGTTGCAGAACAGCAAGATTTCGGAGGATGGGAGGGCTGAACATGGAGAAGATTATCACCTTAAAGGTAGACCTTGAATACCCGGAAGAAGCCAAGTTTGCCATTGACGTCGCGGCCAAGACCTACTCGGATTTCAAGCGTGAGCAGGCGACAAGGCGCTTTGTAGAAAATGGTTGTACGCCGGAAGATGCAAAGAAAATCGCAAAGTTCATCCAGTTTCTTGACCAGTGTTTTTCTGAACACAATGAAAGAGCCTTAAGAAAGGCAAGTGAAGTGGATGGAAATTAAATACTGTGAGCGGTGCGGCTGTCTTCTTGGCAAAGTTCTCAAAACCAAACGGTATTGCAAAGAATGTGCAATGTTGGTTCAAAAAGAAAAACAGACTAAACGTCGCGCTCCGTATGGCGTCGTTTCGTGCGAATGGTGCAAAAAGCCGATGCGTAAAGTATACGAACATCAAAAGTACCACCAGAAATGCGCGAACGCTGTAAAACGAAAACAGATTGCAGACTGGTGGAAAGAACACCCGGATTACATCAAAACACCTTCTCGTAAAGCCAGACCGGAAGGGAACCAGACAGAAGAAAAGCCTAAGCCGAAGTACACCATCAAACAAATGAACGATAAAGCAAAAGAGCTTGGAATGAGCTACGGCCATTACAGCACTTTACTTGCACAGGGAAATGTGAAGGCTCCTGATGAACGGTAAATACTACGGCCAGCGGGAAATCCGCTGGCACAGCCGGGAGAAAGAACGGCTGGAACGCATCCAACGTAAGCAAAGGATGGCAAACGATGAAGAAAGCAATAAGCAACTTCAACAAAAGCAGTCCGTGGCGGAAGCGCTGGCAAGAGCGTGAGCCTTTAAGACTGGAACATATCAAGAAAGAAAGAGTGAGCAAAAATGAAAAAAATCAAAGTCAGAATCACATTCACCGAAGCAGTTCTCGGCACATGGCCTAGCAATCAGAACATTGCACGCGAGTTCATCGCCAGCAAGTCCCCGGATGCAAATACCATCGAGGACGAGGTTGCTGCTCTGGGCGCTGATGCTGTGGCAGATAAGGGCATGACCGTGTTCCCTCGCAACGAGAACGGCGAGCCTATCTTGTATGACTACCAAATTAAGGGCTTCTTCAAGGATTCCTGTGGTATGCTTGGTCGTATCGGCGGCAAGACCGAGACTGGCAAAAAGAAAGCCGTGAATGAATCCGGAAAGCTCACCGCATACAAGAAGGTCATTGACGGTCTTATTTTCGTGTCTCCCCGGATGATTCCCATTCATGTGAACGGCGAGATTACCGAGTGCCAGCGTCCGCTGCGTGCGCAGACGGCACAGGGCGAACGTGTCAGCCTTGCCAACAGCGAGCAGATTCCCGCTGGTTCGACCTGCGAGTTTGAAATCGTTCTTCTGGACGATTCTCACGAGAAGGTCGTGCGTGAGTGGCTGGATTACGGTGCTCTGCGTGGCATCGGACAGTGGCGCAACAGTGGGCGCGGGAAGTTTTCGTATGAAATCCTGAACTGATCGCAATGGCACAGCTTTTCAATGAAAGGCGAAGCAATGGCAAGCTGTGGATTTGAACCGCGCATCAAAGGCAATGCAAAGGATTGAACAGATACGCAATGGAATTGCATAGACACGATATGATTCGCTCCGCAACGGCACAGCTCGGAATTGCTGATAATAGCATGGCTATGGCACGGCCTTGAGACGTGGCGCAAAGGCAAGGCATGGAGCAGAAGCGAGTCGCAACGGCAAGGCAGGGAATTGACAGGCGATGCAATGGCACAGCGAAGAAACGCAACGTAAAACAAAGGCGTTGAGAAGTAGCGCATCGCGAAGGCTATGGATGCAAGGCGTAGCTTTGATAAGCAAAGGCATCGAACGGCGGCGACGTGCGATGCAATGGCAAAGAATAGAACCAATAGGCTAAGGCATTGAGTAGCTAGGAGCAGAACAGCAACGGCAAAAATGAAAGGAGACAAGATGAAAGCATTTATTGAAGTTGCCCTGATGTGGGGCATAGCGCTGGCGGTGGTTTTTGCGGTATTTCTGCTGAACTTCTGGATGGTGCATCACATCGGAATTCTGGTAGGAGCATCAGCTGCCCGTGGAATCATCACGGTATCTGTGGCGATGGCTACGGCATGGATACTGAGTTTTGGAGGTAATAAGAGTGAAAAGCCTGAAAGCTAATGTCCTTTGCACGCTTGGAATCGCGTTAGCAATCTTTTCGGTAGGATGCGGCGACGCAATCCAGAAAAGCCAAAGCGTGGTAGCAATGTTTGGATGCGTTTTCCTTTCGTGTAGCTTCCTCGCCGCAGCACTCGTCTTGTGTGCCATTGGGGTCAGCTCTGAAAATGAACGTATTGAACAGAAAAATCGCAAAGTAAAACGCATTCCTCACCACACCAACGAGTGGAACACAAACGAGTGGAACACAAACGAGTGGAGAGATGCACGATGAAATGCCCGATGTGCGGTAGTGATAACATTGCAACGGTTGACAGCCGGTCTAACAACGACAGCATCGTTCGCAGAAAAAAGTGCCTTGTCTGTAACCATCGCTGGACGACCATCGAAATCGACAAAGACCAGTGGTATAGCGCACTGCAAATCAAAGAGGAACGTAAGAAGGGGAGACCAAAAGATGATTAACCTTGACAGATTCGGTGGTGTGACCGAACCGGAGGACGGCGTGTATTTCCTAACCCGTGAGCAGGAAGCAGAAGCCAAAGAAGCTGACCGGCTGGCAGCGATTGAGGACTTGCAGTCTGAGATTGAGGACAGGGAAGCAGAGCTGAAAGACCTCCGTGCGCAGTTGGCAGAACTGATGGCTGGTTGATTTTATACAGCCAAGTTAAGCCGAAGTAAGAATAATGAAGCCTAATGAAGCCGAAGAAAGGAAACGTATGGATAACAGCAAAATCCATGAAGCTCTGATGGCTGTTCAATCAGAGTTGAAAGCCCCGAAGGGGCAGATGAACACATTTGGTGGTTACAAGTATCGCTCTTGTGAGGACATTTTGGAAGCAGTCAAGCCAATTTTGAAAGAACACGGTTTGCTTCTTACCCTTTCTGATGAACCTAAAGTGTTAGAGGGGTGGCATTACATCGAAGCGACCGCAAAGGTGGAAACTCTGGATGGTGGATGCGTAACTGTTACTGCTTACGCAAGAGAACCGGAGCAAAAAACCAAGATGGATGCAGCGCAGGTGACTGGAACGTCTAGCAGCTACGCTAGAAAGTACGCTCTGAATGGTCTGTTCTGCATTGACGATACGAAGGACGCTGACACGGACGAGTACCAGAAGCAGACCACAAGCAGGGCAAACAAGCCTGTCCAAAAGCAAGCGGGAGCAGAAAATATTCCTCCGTGCGCTTGTTGTGGAAAACAGTTGCAGCCTGTCCAGTACAACAATCGAACTGTATCACCGCTGGAAACTGCAAGAAGCACAAAGAAACGCTTTGGGCGCGTCCTGTGTTGGGACTGTGCCCAGAAACAGCCGAAGGAGGGCTAAACAATGCTTAACTCTATCGCAATTCAGGGGCGTCTGGTTCATACACCCGAAGCTAAAGTCACGAAATCCGGCAAGGATGTTTGCACGTTCAGCATTGCTTGTGACCGTCAGAGTGGCGGTCAGAAAGAAACCGATTTCTTTAACTGCACCGCATTTGGTAATACGGCACTGTTCGTTTCCAAGTGGTTCCAGAAGGGTAGCCTGATTCTGGTGACTGGCAGCATCCAGACCCGGAAGTATACCGACAATCAGGGAAACAACCGCACTGCAACGGAAATCATGGCGAACAAGGTTGACTTCTGCGGTGGCAAGTCTGACGGCAAGCCTGCCGATCGGGCGCAGGATGCACCGCAAAATTACTCTCAGGGCAACACGGACGATTTCTCTGTGATTGACGAGGATGATGGTTCGCTGCCGTTTTGAGGTGTCAGCAAATGGGATATTCTCACGGAAAACATTGGACGCAAGAGGAAATCCTTGAATCAGTGAAAATCTGCATGGAAGATACAGGGCTTTCAAGAATGCCGTCAAGAAACGAGCTAAACAGATATTTTGGCAATACCGGAATAACTAATGCTTTGCGCCGTTTTCCGGGAGGATATTATGAGATAGCAAAAATTCTTGATGTTCGAATGAAAGAAAGCGAAACTCAATTCGGAAGAAGCGGAGAGGAATTAGCGATAGACCTCCTTAAAGCGCACGGATTTGAGGTCGAGCGAATGCCTACTAGATACGCCTATGACCTCTATGTTAATGGCAGCGTTAAAGTAGATGTGAAAACAGCAAGGCTGAGTAAAACAAGCGGAACGGCTTTTTACTACTCGTTCAATCTTGAAAAACGCTTCCCGACTTGTGACGTTTACTTCTTGATCGCAAAGAATGAAGACGGAGAAAGCATTTACATAGTTCCTGCATCTATCAATCAAACGCAAATTGGAATTGGTGAAAAGAAAACCAAATACATCAAATATCAAGACCAATATGACATTATCACTGATATGAGCAAGGCTTTCGCTTCGGCAAAGTCCTGATCTCCTACCTTATATAAGAGCTGCGCTATCTGGCTGGACGGGCGTTTGGAAAGATGATTACCTGTTGTCTCAACTGCACATCACGCTGCACAGCTTGCCACGACACCTGCGAGAAGTACAAGGCAGAGAAGAAAGACTTTGAGGAACGCAAGGCGTTCGTGCATGAGATTAACCACAGCCAGAGCGTGTACCACCGCAACTACGAGGACAAGCACCGGGAAAAGGGGAAGAAACGGTTTCTCGGAAGTGAATTTAGAGGTGAACGAGGATGAAAAGAAAGTATAAGCCGGGCGGTTACATCATTTTACTTGATGACTTGATGAAACAGGAGTTTGTTTACTGCGCCGGAAAACTTGTTCACAAAGGATGGTTTGGTAGCTGGCAACTGCGATATGCAAATAGCGAACTTGCTCGGCTGCGTATCAGAGAAGCCAAAAAAATCGAGGACAACGTATGAACACCGGCAAGCAGTTTGAAGCAGACTTCAAAGCATCCGTCCCGTCCGATGCGTGGTGCTACCGCCTGAAAGACAGTGCTGCCACCTACTACGGCGGCAACGAGAACCTGTCCTTTTCCATCGACAACATCTGCGACTTCCTTGTGTACCGTTACCCGATGAACCACCTGTTTGAGCTGAAAACTATTGAAACGCCCTCTATCCCTCTGGAAAAGGTGTTCGGAAAGTACGACAAGGCAAAGTGTAAATACCGCAAGGAAAAGCACATCACGGACATGGTGAATGCAATGGGGTACAGCGGTCAGACCGCCCATGTGATAGTCAATTACCGGGCGGTCAATCGCGCCTTTGCAATCCCTGCCAGCAAAGTTCTGGCGTTCCGATACAACGAGAGCCGCAAGAGCATCCCTTGGCAGTGGGCAGAGCAAGAGGGGATAGAGGTCAAAGCAAAAAGGCTGCGTGTCCATTGGCGATATGACGTGGATGAGCTGCTAAAGAGATTGGAGAAAGAACATGAGCATGAAATGAGACCGCTGCGGAGAAGTGTTTAATCCTGAACCGCCCGATGAGATGGGGAGACATAAGCCCAACGCCGTGATTCTGGTTGACAAGAACGTGCATGACGCATGGGACTACTGGAGTTGCGATTGCTATGATGAGCCGTTTCTTTGCCCCTCTTGCATGGCAAAGCTGAACGACTGGCTGAAAGGAGAACAGAAGTGAAAGATATGCGATTGATTGATGCAAATGCGCTACTTGGCCAAAATAATTGGTCAATCAAGCAATACAGTAAAAAAGAAGCCGATGCTTGGCGAGACGGTATTGCTCTCATGAAGAAAAATATTGAAAACGCCCCCACCATCGACTCGAAAACGTTTCGACCGGTGGCACATTGGGAGGAAATTCCCGGCTCCTATGTGAGCCATGCAGGGAAAAACGCATGGTGTGTACCAGCAACCCGTTGCTCGAACCCAGAATGTGGAGAGGTGAACCCGTGTGGCCTCAAAACGCCATTTTGTCCGATGTGTGGATTCAGAATGGAGGACGTGCCGTATGACGTTGATTGACCACGACATCCCAAACAAGGAGCAGTCAGATGAATAAATTCGAAAACTGCCCTCTGTGCGGTAAACAGGTCAAGCCGACCAACCTTCGCAAAATCGCACGACAGAATCAGTTGTACGGCTTTCGCATGGCTTTAGATGGCATCGCCACCACATGGGCGCACTGATTCAGAACCTTCGGTGCGATGCAGACCTGACCGATGAACAGGTGCAGAAAATCATCCGCATTGGAGACAGGTACTGGGAGATGGTTGGACAGTTCAAAAACGAGGACATGACCCCTGACGAGTTTGCGGATTACATCACCGCAAAGTCAGAACAGGTCGAAAAAGAGTTGAGAGAAAGGTGGAGCTAACAATGTTTGAATTTGCAACTCGCTGGCTGGTCTGCCTAGTCCTGCTGGCGGTAGTGGTTCAGTCCGAACGGACAATCAAAAACATGGCGAACAGCCTGTTTGAGGAACGGCAGGCAGTGCTTGTCTGGCTGTTCGTCAACGTGTGTCTGGTCGTTTGCACGGCTGTTGTGATGGGATGGAGGTAAAAACATGAACAGATATGACATTGAAAAGAGTATGGAAAGAAGCCGTAGAAAGTTTGCGATTCTTCAAGGCGTTGTGATCGCTTTTATTGCAGTCGTGGCGGTTTCGTCTATCGTATTTTCCATCTTTATGTATAAGGGCTTGTTTTCCGCAGACATCCCCGAATGGATGAAGTGGGCATTTGTGTTCCTTGGGAGGTAAAACGTTATGAAAATTGGATATATTCAGGAGTACGATTTGAAACTCAATCCGCACTTGACGGAGAAGTTTAGATTCCGTGAGGAATCGTTCACTCGTCATATCTCAAGTAGAGGCGACAAGGTTCGTAGTAAGATGTTTCATGGCTCGATTGATTATGACGAAATCAAAACCAATGCAGACATTATGAAGAAGAATCCAAAGATTATCCTGATTCGTGAACCATTTCTACTTGATGACGAACTGCGAAAGAAAGTTGTTAAGTGGGTTGAATGGGCGAACAAGGCAGACCCTAGTGAGTATAATCCTTTCGCGAAGAAGGCGAATGACTGATGGACAACGAACTTTACTGCCCGATGAAGATGACCAGCAATCCGCTTGGTCGGTGCGTATGCGAGAAAGAAAAGTGCGCTTGGTGGCGGCAGTGGGACAACTGCTGTTCCGTTTGGTGGATTGCACGGAAGCTGGACAGCATCGAAACAAAGATGAAGAGGTGAGAGTGTGAAAAAGCGGATTTACCTTGTTCTTGAAACCGAAACGGACGAGGATGACAACAGCATTCTCAGCGATATTGAGCAAGAACTTGGAATGGCTACGCACTATTTTGAAACGGTTTCTTATAGCGAGAACGGTTTTCCTGACAAATGGATTAGCGTCAAGGATAGGCAACCAAAACACCATACTCCAGTTCTTGCATTTTGCGATAACGGCGATACGATTTTTGGCTTTATGGACTTTTACAAAAATTGGGCAGAAGTCGGGAGTGAAATTCCATACGCCGTTACCCATTGGATGCCACTTCCTGAACCGCCAAAGGAGGTCTGATACATGGCAACACCCCCGAAGCGTGGTCGTGGCAGACCGCCGCTGACCGAAGCTGAAAAGAAAAAGCGTGAGAAGCGAGCACAAAAGGCAAAAGAAGAAGCCGCTGCGAAGCGTGAGAAAGAGCGTGAGAAGAAGAAACAACAGATGCTTAACAAGCGGAAATCTATCCGCTCACAGGTGAGTAAAAAAGTGAAAGAACAACAGGAGTTGGCAATCACGAGGTCTAAGATGCTGAATACGGGCGATTTGCAGTCAAGAATTGGTGTTGAAGAGGACAAGAAGGTCATCGGCATGATTGCAGCCAAGTATTTTGGCGACCTTCCGAGCGTGGACATGAACAACCCCATTGAAGTGCAGCAACGCCTTGACTTCTTCTTTGACGCTTGCATCGAAGCTAGAATCTCCCCTGTGGTGGAATGGATTGCGCTGGTTCTGGGCATCGAATGGCCTAGCTTGAGACAGATTATGACAGGCAAGCGCCGTGACGACAGCTTGCAGCAGAAGTACATTCTGAAACTTATTCTGCAAATGCAGTCCATGTGGGCGTACAACGGCATGTACGGTCAGGAGAATCCGGCAGAGTGGATTTTCCGAGCCAAGAACTACTTTGGTATGCGTGACAACGTGGAAGTCACCGTTGCGCCGCCTGAACAACCGTTGGGCGATGCCCAGAGCGCAGAACAGCTCGCCCAGAAGTACCAGACGGCTTTGCCGAAGGAGATTGAAGTGGAGTACAGAGAGGTGGAAGAACATGACTAACGGCGATTTCATTCACTCCATGACGGACGATGACATCACGGAGAACCTAACACCGGGCATCTGCGAGCTTATCAAGCATCGTGACCCGGAGCGTTGCCAGAACCGTGAGCATTGCTTTCATTGCGTCAATGACTGGCTGAAAGAGGAAAACGAAATCATGGTGAGGGCTGACCAATGGGAAAACTGATTGACTTCTCCGACCCTTGCCTACGCACGTTCCTTCCTGTCCTCTTGCAAGACCACACGACAGGAAAGAACATCATCTGGGCAACAGACCCGCCGCCTGAGCTTGGCGTTGGCTTTGCGGATGAAATCACGATGGAACAACTGGACAAGGTTCAGCTTGTTCCTCGTGTGCAGAAACGGCTTGCAGACTTTGTGTGGGACGAACGTGGCTGCAAGGAATGGGAGAAGAAAGATGAGCGAAAGTAATGTAATCAGGCTGAGCAATGGCATTCTACTGGACAGCAAAGGGAAACTTTTATGCCAAACTGTGGACAAGTCCTGCTCAAACTGTAAATGGTATGACAGCTTTTCGTGGGTCTGCTGCAATGGTATGTCTGAGTGCAAGACTTATTTTGCAGAACCAGACTATGTGTGCAAAGACTGGGAGAAGAAAGATGACAACAGGGGAGAAAATCAAGAAGCGCAGGATTGAACTTGGCATCACGCAGAAAGATGTTGCGAGGATGATTGGAACAACCAGTGCGTACGTCAGTGCCGTTGAAAAGCAAAAGCGTGGCGTAAAGAAGGAAACGCGGCTGGCAAAATTCGCAGAAGCCCTTCAATGCAGCGTGAACGATTTGAAGTCGGATGTGCCAAAAGGCATGGTAGACCCAACCAATGACGACTTCGGAGCGGTCTGCAACTGCGCTGTCCGCTATTGCTTGGGCAGACGGTCATATATGCCTAGTCTTGTTTGCAGATACATCATCTCGCTTCTGCCGGAGCTGACCGACAAGACGTTGGATTGCTTTGAACGTGACATTGCAGAGCGCAAGCGGACAGGATTTGACTTTGGCGATTCCTGCGACTATGAGACGTGGGATGCGTTCTACAAGGCGGTTTGCAAAGAGATTGAGAGGAGAAAAGGCAATGGAAGTCAGACCGATTGATGCAAATGCACTTAAACGTTATTTTTCTGATAGGCAGATGGAGTATGTAAGCATGGATGAAGCTGATTACACATTCAACGCCTTGATGTTCGATGTGCTCGGAGACGTAATAACAGCTATTGAAAATGCGCCAACAATCGAGGTGAAAGGCAATGGCTAATTATCCAGAATACCTTGAACGAAACGCACTTATTGAAAGAATCAAGAAAGCATATTGCGATGGCTGCGAGAACTACAATGGAATTAAATGCCGTGCTTGCGGTATTGGCGATGCCATTGACGTTGTAGATGATGCTCCGACAGCCTTAGAGCGTACCGCTGAATGGATTGTACAGGACGATACGTTTACGAGGTTCGAGTGTAGCAGATGCCACACAAAAAATCATCACACACGTTGGAACTACTGCCCGAACTGTGGTTCTTTGATGGAGAACAGGTTATGAGTAACACCTTTTGGCATCCAGCAAGCGAACCGCCACGAGAACGGACACAGCCTTTGTTGCTTGCAACCAAGACAACGTGGCGTGATAAAGATGGAAAATTGTTGCAAGGATTCTCGCCGACAGCGTATTTTCTTGGCTGTTACGCAGACGGTCAGTTTTGGGACGAAATAGGCGAGAGACTGCCGGATAACGTGACGGTCACACATTGGATGCGCATTTATGCGCCGGAGGGTTGACAGATATGAGGCCGATTGATGCAGATGCGCTGCGCCAGAAGATTGAAAAATGCGCTTTGGACGCAGACAGAGCTAGTTCGTTTTCGAATCCCGATGGAGGAGCTTTCTACGATAAGGTGCTGGATGCTATTGATACAACACCGACTATTGACCCGAACATTCAGCGTCCTGTGACGCATTGAATGACGTTTCCGATGGTATAGGAGGGCTTATGGAAAACAATATCGTTGTTACACAAGATATGATTGACTCGTTTACGGCTGCCATGCGAGAGGCGTACAGAGCATATGGAGATGATGAGGAGCGGGTGCATGGCGCGATGGATGGCATTATGTGAGAAACCTTAGATAGGCTTGGCTTTACAGAAGGCGTGGAAATCTTTAACGAAGCACCGAAATGGTATGCGTAAGGAGCAGTAAGCATGACGAACAAGAAGTTTGGCATCATCATTATGGACTTGAGCCTTTTCGACTTTGGGCCGAAGCCGCCTTGCGGGTACATCAAGGCAAAACATATTCGCCCAGCGTACGGCAAAGGCGCAAGGCCTGTCAAGGCGCATAAGCGAATCACAAGAACAAGAGAGGGATTTAGAAAATGACAGAACTCAAGAGATGCCCGTTCTGCGGTGCGGAACCGCCGACTGTAAAAGTGCTTCATCCACTTGACATTAACATGGCTAATTGGGTAGTCTGCGGAAAATGCGGGGTGAGCACTTCTGTAACATTTGGCAAGGAAAAAGCCATCGAAGTATGGAACAAACGCTACAAAGAGGATTAAGCATGGACAAAAAACGAGACAGCTTTACATTCCAACGATACTACTTTGAAGCCATCTCCACACTGAAAAGTAAAGAGAAATTAGAACTCTACGATGCAATCTGTGCATACGTTTTTGAAGGAAAAGACGCAACTTTGAACTCAAAAAAGGCAGAATCTTGTTTCATTTTGATTAAACATCTGCTCGATGAAGAGTTGAAAAGAAGCGATATTGCGTCAAAAGGATGGTCTACACGAAAGTCAGCTCATCCTCATGTCATAAATGAGATGAAGGTCAGCTCATCTATGAGCTCACAGTCAGATGACAATGAGCCCATTGTATCAACTGACAGTCAGATGAATATCAAGACCTTGCCGGAGAGTGCGGTCAAAAAGAAACCTGACATCTTCTCCGACTTTGCTCATGGCGATAAAGCCCTGCTGGAATCCCTGCGAGAGTTCGCACAGATGCGTACAAGAATCAAAAAGCCTATGACAGACCGGGCGAAACAGATGCTCTGCAACAAGCTGGAAAAGTTTGATCGGCACGACTGGAAAGCCATTCTTGACCAGAGCATCTATGCAGGATGGCAGGACATTTACGCATTGAAACAGGATGACCAGAACGAGCAAAGTACGGAGATGGAGTTTCCTAGACTATGACAATGGACGTTCAAACGGTATTTATCGGTGCGCTGATGCTCTGCAAGCCGGGCGTTGTGGATGAAATCATACCAGACCTTGAACTTGACTTGTTCAGACCTGAGCTGAGAGACGCTTTTGCGGCTGTTCAGGGCTATTGGACGGCTAGGGGTAAGATAGATATAGTCGAGATAAACACGCAGCATCCAGACGTAGCGCAGACGCTCTTGGCGTGTGTACAAACCTGTGAATCAGAGTGTGTACGAATTGACAGGGAACAGATGCAGCGTTGGGCACAGCTTATCAGAGAACAAGCTGCACTCACTCGTGTGCAAGGTCTGGCATTTCAGATGACCAGCGAACTTATCGACTATTCTGATCTATCAGACATTTACCAGCAGATGGGCGAGGCAATGAGCCTAAAAGCTGAGGAAGAAGATGCGTGGACATACGAGGACGTGCTGAACGACTATGTGCTTCACATGGACGAAAAGCCTGTGTACATCAAGACAGGCCTAGAGCGTCTGGATGAAGCACTGCACATCTCACCGGGTGATTTCATCATCATCGGCGGCAGACCATCTGCTGGCAAGACAGCCCTGTCTCTGCAAATAGCAGCAAGCATGGCAAAGCAGGACTATACCGTGTACTATTTCAGCCTAGAAACCAGCAAACGCAAGCTGGGCGCACGTCTGATGGCTAATCAGATATACTGCCCTCTGGACACTGTGAAAAATAAGGCTGTCAGCTTGAATGAGATTGACGGACAGGCAAAAAACATGAAGATGCCCTTATATATCCGCTCCGCTGCCGGAAAGAACGTGGCGTGGATGAAGGCGCAGGCTCTCCGTAAAAAAGCTCAAGTCATCTTCGTAGACTATCTTCAACTCATCCACGAAACAGGCGCAAAGGACAGATATGCCGCCATTACAGCTATATCCATTGCCCTGCACGAACTGGCACAGACCACAGGAATTGTCGTGGTGGCACTGGCACAGCTCAATCGAAACCCATCCAAGCCCGGAGCAACGCCTACTAACTCCGACTTGCGAGAGAGCGGACAGATTGAACAGGACGCAGATGCAATCATCCTTCTGTCCGGTGATAATCCCGACAAGTACCTGTTCCGGCTGAGCAAGAACAAGGAAGGCGAGATAGGCGACCTTCCCATTACGTTTAACAAGCAGATTCAACGGTTCCAAGAGTATACTTGGATGGACTGAAAGGAGAACGACTATGAAATATCGAAAGAAGCCAGTTGTTATCGAAGCATTCAAACTAAATGCACGAGGCCTTGTTGGAGAAGATTGGTTCTGGGATGCAGTAAGTAGCAATGATATTATCACGCATGACTTCGGAAAGTTTCACGATGACCCTGCATGGTGCGAGATTAAAACGCTTGAAGGGACTATGATTGCAAGGACTGGCGATTATATCATTCGTGGCGTAAATGGCGAAATCTACCCGTGTAAACCTGACATTTTCGAGAAAACATACGAAGCGATTGAGCGATAGTAGCCTAGCATCGCTTCTGCGCTCGTATCGTCACAGTAGAATAGGCAAGAAAAATAGATAACAGTGTCTAGGCAATAAAGTTACCGTCTGAACCCCATAAATATTTTTCACTACACAAAATACAGGAGGAAAAGACTATGTTTGTAAACACTGGTGGAGTTATTGCCGCAATTATCGCAAATCAGAACGCTCAACGAATGCGCAGAGAAAGAGAGCAGCAAGAACGTGCAGAGCGTGAACGCAGAAAAAAACGTTTAGTGGAAGGACGAAACGAAACGGAAAAAGAGCGGAAGCCTTTTGACGAACTGAACATCGTCCAGAAATAACGCAAGGGCTGTCAGCAATGGCAGCCTTTTGCATATACGCGCACAGAAGCCCCACAAACGCTTTTAGCATTAGATGGAACGCGTTTATCGACTAAACACAGAAAACAGCTATTGCACGGCTCTACGGGGCCGTGAGTGCATTGTAGATATCTACGACTGTTGCAGGAGGGAAAAATGCAGTACATGACAGCCGATACAAAGGTCAATGGGTACATGGTCTACCCTCGATTCCTCTCGACTATTGGCGTTAGTCCAACAGAGAAAATTGTTTACATTTACCTGTTCAATCGTGCAAGGTCGTCACAGAGGGCAAGCAGAAGCGGAAAGTTTGCTGACCAACTAGGGCGAGTATACATCGTGTATCCCATCAAAGACCTTGCTACCGATACTGGATTCACAGAACGATGGGTCAAGAAGTCTTTGAAAGAGCTGGAAGAAGCCGGGTTGATTGAGCGCAAGCGTGAAGGGAAGAACAAGCCCGATAAAATATACGTCAAAGTGCCGAAAGAATCGTCAAAGAGCGAAAAGGGAGGTGAACAATCATTCACCTCTGAGGGGAACGATACTTCACCTGTGAGGGGAACAATCGTTCACCTCCTTAATATAGAAGAAAAGAAAAGAAAAAAAGTTATTAAGAAAGCGGGCGACCCGCCCGATGGGAACGCCAGCACGCCGGACTTCGAGGATGTGAGCGAGTATTTTTTGGATGCTGGATGTGAGAACAGGCTTGCCAGCAGGTTCATGAACTACTATGATGGAACAGGGTGGATGACCAAAACCGGAAAACCTATAACAAACTGGAAGGCCTTTGCTGATATGTGGATTGACAGAGAGCAAGAGAAGCAACAGTACAGTGAACCAGAGTTCAATCGCCTGTAAAGGTTCTTTCCCCCTATAACCCTCTATCTCCAAAGCTACACCGTTAGCCAGCAGAGCAGACCGTAGGAGAGAGCTGGCGTGAGGTTCGGACTGGTGGATGGTTTACGACTATTTCACATGGAGAATTGACTTTATTTTGTTGTCGGTTGAATATGTAGAAATGTTGCGAAGACTATTCCTAGTAGAATACTATGGGTTAAGCAAGATACCATAGTGTATTACTGGGAATTAAATCGAGCAGGAACAGACCGAATCGGATGGTGCGACTATTTTAGCAGAATAATCCCTAGATAGTTACTAGGATATATAAGCGTATATTATAATAAGTACGGTTGGCATACGAATTTGGTATGGCTAGGCGATAATAAAATTGACGGGTGTCTTGACATATATTGATTTTTGGGTGGTCGGATGACTTAGCGACTATCGCACCTCTCTTTCTCTAAAAGGAGAACGACTATTTCACACAAAAAATACACGACTATTTGACGGTGGTTCGCAAGAAAATGCTACGACTATTACTCTGCGACTATGAGCGGACTGTCCGTTACTATACGATATATAGGACTTTCAAAGAGTGGTCATCTGACGACTTTACGACTATCCCACGACTATTTTTCGGGAGAAACTACGACTATTGGCTACGACTATTGCTGACCTCTATTAGCTATCGGGCGAAAGCCCGAAAAGAGATACGGCGGTAGCCGCCAATGGGT